CAATTTCTGTCCAAGCCATAAGGTGATCCGGCTCATGCAGAGGCAGGCCGCGAAACGACAGATTAACCAGAAAATCAGCAAATCCGACAGAGTTATAAACTTGGGTACAGCCTGCAAGTCGGAGATACTCATCGCAGGTCCCAGCAAAGAGGGAAGGCCATAGTCACGCAGCACCTGCCACAGATGAGGCAGAACGGTTCCGAACGATATAACCGCTGCCACGGCGGTACTTTGCCGCAGCTTTGCCTTTACAGTGTATTTGCGGCCCAATGGTGTGCAGGCCAGAATCTCATCCATGCCGCCTTTGCGTTCCATGGCAAACAGGCCGCTGAAGCACAGCGCACACAGCAGCCCCGCCAGAAGTGTATCCTGTACATCGCCGGTGCCGGTAAAGCCGAACAGCTTTTTATATCCGGTTTCATAGACAAGCCATGCACCGGGATTCTCTTTCAGATAGTAATTGATGTTGGACTGCACTACACGCTGATAGACAGAATATTTCTGCTGCAGTGAACTGTAGGCCAGCAACGCATCACTGCTCAATTCGCCGCTGTTGACACGCTTCTGTGTCTCCAGCATTGGAATAAACTCGTTACGCTGATTCCGTATCCAGTCGCGGCTTTCTTCGCTCCACGGGCCAGAAATGTGCTTCATATAATAGGCATAGTAAATTTCGTCCGCGTCTATGTAGCTCTCCGCCGTCACGCCCTGATAGATTCCAAACACCAGAAACGCTGCCAAGAATACTGCGGCCCCATTCATCAGCAATAACTTCCTGCCCTCTTCATGGGTAACAGAGGTCGCATGTGTTTTGAGAGAAAACGGAAGTGCAAAGCTGTGCTTGGCAGCCGGCAGCAGCTGTGCCTTGGCAAATACCGCACAGAATGCCGCAAATAGCGTGCCACCCAAAACGGCTGCCGTCAACCATTCGACCAACGGCAGGCTGACAGGATTACCAAACCAGAAAAGATTCCGGTAGTTCCCCAGCAGCTCGTTGGTCTGCAGCAGGCTCACCATATTCGCATATTTTACAACGTTCCAATGACTTGTGGCAGGTATTGCAGTACGAATGCCGTACATTGCCAAGGGCAGCGCCAACGCACCAATCCAACCGGCCGCAGCACGTTTGGCGATAAGGGCAGCCAGCATGACCCACAGCCCCATCACAAACGCACCGGCCCACTTAGCAAGTAAAAACCGAAAAAGATACTGGCCAACGGTAATCTGCATGGTACAGCGCATCAAAGCCGGAACGCTTTGAATCGTGCGGTTCATGGGGCCAAGGCTGAACGATGCCGAACAGTATGCGAGATTGACCCCATACAGCACCGTAAGAACGACCAATAAGCTGGCAGCAAATGCCGCCAGCTTTGCAATGGCCGTCTTTAACCGTCCACCGGGCAAGCTGCGAATCAGGCTCAACAAACCGCTGTCGCGCTCTTGGCGTACAAGAATCAGCGCAAGCAGCAGCATAGCCGCCAACAGGATAAGATCCGTGAATGCATAGCTGATGGCCGTGTACAAACCCTTTTGCGGGTAATACTCTATAGGCGTATCTGCCAGCCCGGCATAAACCTGCGCGGTCAGTTCTATGTTTTTTAAATCGTACCCGGTACGGTCATTTTGAAAAATGGAGATGCCGGACAGTTGGGTGGCCTTGGTTTGAACCCCCTCCAAGAAGTCGTTGTAAGCAGCCACGGTGTCATACTCGCTTTGCAGCTGGCTGAACAGGCGGTACTCTATGTTCAAATCATCTGTGAATAGGGTGTAGGATTTGTCATTATATTCCTGCTCATAGGCATCAAACATAGCGGCATTGTCCTGCCGATACTGGGAAAGGCCATAGCCACCGTATGCCATTTCACGGTAATACTGTCCGATTTTTACAAGGCTTTCTATCTCGGTGTATTTGTCATGCAGATAGCTGCCTTTTTCCTCCATGGTCTTGCCTGTCAGTTCTGCGCCTACAACCCGGTACGCTGCGGCGGGCGGCTGGTTGGCGGTGGGGCGGGTGCCCATCCACAGCAGCAAGAGATTGGCGGATGCCAGTATCGCCAACAGGACAGGAAACACCCTGCCGCCCCAAATTTTGCGGAGTTCAGCAAAAAACAGGCTCATTTGCCGTCCCCCTCACCGAACACATTCAGGTAGACATCCTCAAGACCTTGGCCGGGTGCGTATTTTTCAATCAACTCCGGCACGGGCGCGGCATCCACGATCTTGCCGGCGCGCAAAAGAATAACCTTGGTTGCTACTGTTTCTACATCCGAAACAACGTGCGTTGCCACAAGAATAATGCGGTCTTTCGCCATATCTGCCAGCAATTCACGCAGACGGACGCGCTCCTTTGGGTCAAGACCTGCCGTTGGTTCGTCTAAAATTAACAGCTTCGGATCTCCAAGCAGGGCGGATGCCAACAGCAGGCGTTGCTTCATGCCGCCGGAATATGCAGAAAGGCGCTTGTCCAACTCAGCAGTCAAATTTACGGCAGCGGCCACACGATCAACCTCGACTGCAACGGCTTTTCTAGGAATTTCTTTTAAGGCAGCCATGTAGGCAAGAAAGCGCCGCCCAGTATAGCTGTCGTACAGTCCCTGCTGCTGCGGCATATAGCCAAGAATGCGGCGGAACGCAATGCCGTGCGCGGGGCGGCCGCACCATAGCACCTCGCCCGAATCGGCGGCCAATCCGCCGGTGATGATGCCGATCAGCGTCGATTTTCCCGCGCCGTTCGGCCCCAAAAGGCCATACAGGCCCGGGCCGAGGGTGATGGACACCCCGGCCAGAGCCTGTTTGGTTTTCGGTTTGCCCTGCCCGCGGCGGTGCAGCAGCGGGGCGGGCAGCAGATAGGTTTTGCGCAGATCGTTCAGTTCCAGTTGCATGGCAGAGTCTCTCCGTGTAGCGAAAAGATAAATGCATAAAAAAGGAATCAGGCCATTATGAATCAAAAGCTATCGTTAGAAATCGGATGAAAATTATCACGCGAGTGAAAATAGTCATCTTGTGAGAGCAATGCGTATTTTGGAATCAAAACATTTTCCATCGTGTTGTCATCGGCAACGGCGATATTGACGGATGTGTAATCGTAGACAACACAAAATTGATCTTTTACTACGGTTAACGATGTAAGGAAATTCCCTTGAGAATCTTTCAAATTCATCTCTTCGGAAAACTCACCGTTTTCGAGATTTAATACTCGATAGTGTGGCAGAAAATACCCCTCTTTGCTCACATAAGATGTTTCGTAAAGCAGGTATTTCCCATATGGTCCTCTGCAATCAGGACGATGCTCATCATCCGGCTGCTCTGCATAAGGGGAACAGTCAAAACATTTTTCCTCGCCGGTAAGTAAATTCCGCATTTTTAGAGAAGCTGTTTGATAGTCATACTCGAAAAGTGTGTCGACGGAAACAAAAGCTCCTGTTTTTGAAGTCTCATTGCTATAGAAAGGTGTACTCGCAAGAATCGCGGCCGTGTCATATCCCGGATAAAGGTAATAGAAGTGCTGTTCTCTTTCGTTTGCCTGATAAACTATAAAACAGTCTCCGCAAGCCGAATAGAGGCCGCAATCTGTTATATCCATTAACGGAACTATTTTCGCTGTTTTTACATCTAATTTGCTTAAGGTCTTTTTTTCCGTTATCCCGCCCGACGATTCGGATACCTCTGACAAAACAAAATACAATGACGAATTTGTTTCATCTGTATAAAAAGCAGGGCCGATGCTCTGTCCGCTTTGGGCACTGAATAACAATTTCTTGTTTTCTCCGTTCGCATCAGCAATCCAAATGCAAGCAGGGTGGTTTGATGACTCGCCGTTTTGCACAAGAAGAATTGAATTCCCAAGTTGTAAAATTCCGGGGAGAAAACCGCTTTCATCAATTTGCAGCCAGGCAGTGCAGCTATCATTTGAGTGTGTACAATTTGGTGTATCGCATAAAGGTATCTGCTGCATTGTCTCAAAATCAATATAAAAAATGTTGCCATACCCATTAGCAATCGAATCTACAGTATACATCCCTTTCTCGGAGCTCGGAACGCAAAGTGATAATGTATGTTCGGTTGTTGAGGGGGTGACTATATCATCAGATGCCATTTGCGATGATGGCGTTGGCGTTGCTTCGCCGACATTGCAGGAGCATCCGACTAAAAGCAAAGACAAGGTTCCAATTGCCAACAGATTAAAATGTTTCATTCTGTTCTCTCGATCTGCTACAAATGCATTATATTTTACAGAAAAGACGGACCCCTGCTTTAGTAGAAACGACTTTTTTAGAATCTGATGAGATGAAGTGCTTTCATAAAGCAAGGATCCGCTTTATACAATATAACAATCGTCTGCGATATTCGAACTGCTTAAAGATATGGATTTATATCCACATTCGTCGTGCTCAAAGGAAACTCTGGCGTTCCGGATGCAAACCAACTTGCGCCAGAGGCCCCAAAAATAACATTAGAGCCAGATACGCCAATTGTTCCATAGCGGTAGGAAACCAAAAGGGTCGAAGAATCCGACTGTGGAGTTTTTAAACGAGAGTCACCATAGCCATTGTTTGATAAACTCCACAGCCATGCACGACCATTGTTGGAATTACGATTCATTGCGTACTGAGAGTTTGTAGAAGCACACAGAACAAAATTGTCCCCGAAGCCGCTCGAACGGTATAGATGGAAGCATTGTTCGCTCTTCGGAGCACTGGTTTTGTAGAGAGTTAAATACCGCATATTCAAAGAGCTGCCATATGTGCCATACACGTTGATATAACGGTTGCTGTTATCATCAACTTCGATTGTCCAATCCGCAAACGCCGGTACAGCCATAGCCATAGCCATAACACAGGCGATTGCAAGGGTGAGAAAACGTTTGCTGAGTTTCTTCATGATGTATTCCTCCATTCTGAAAGAAACTTGTATCGGGTTTGTTTCGGGGCGGATATGTTCAGCATCTGCGCGCCGATGCTTGAGCCTTAGATGTGGATGGCGGTTCTTTGGAACAACTTCATTATACCAAAAAGTTTTCACATTCGCCACGTTTCGGCAGTATTTCAAGAGTTCCATGTATTCGGACAATTACAAGCGCCTGTGCACCGACGCTTACATACATATAGAACTTTTCAATCTAGGTAACGGGAGCGCCTATTTATCTTGACTTCAAGATACCACAAGAAAATCTTCATTTCCACAAAATTGACACAAAATCCGAGTTACTTGTCATAAAACACGAGTAAAAAACTGCCCCGGTTGCTAAACCGAGGCAGTTGAAAAATTTATAGGCTCACAAAATGGGAATTCCAAATTATTGCGATAAGTGACTAACAATCTTGCTGAACAATTCAAGCCTCTGTTCAGCAGTTGTGTGCCTTGCCGAAAAAACTTGCGTAAGCTCCGAAATCAGTTCTTTTTGCTCTGGTCGCAAGGCACGAATAGAAATCAAATTCGAACGATCCCCATAAACCAGTGTGTCAAGCGATACATCGAACAATTCTGCCATTTCAATAAGGCAATCGACAGACGGAAGTTTGGCATTCGTTTCATAGGCACTGATAGTGGAAGTCTTCTTGCCCAACTTTTTGCCTAATACTTGTTGTGTCCAGCCTTTTTCTTCTCGCAGCTTACGAATGTGATCTCCAATATAGTTGTGACGTTCGGTATCTTTCATGTCTTTGTCCAGCTTGCTTTATCAATGAATTTTCTTCTTAGGGTAATTCAATTTTAAATGATTTGGCTTGCCAAACGGTGTAAAAGCAATATAATATTACACTATAGGTGTTATTTCGAGAAAATACTTGACTTTCGGGAGAATTAAACGTATGTTGAATGGCAAAGAAGGACGTCTGCTACGGAGAAACAACGATAAGGATGCAAACATGAAGATTAATATTTTACTTTGCGATGATGACAAGGATTTTTTGCAGAGAATATCAGACACGGTTGCTGGCCAGTCGGTACCGCCCGGAGCGTCCATTTGCATAACAAAAAGCTCGAATCCTGCCGAGATAACGGATCGGCAATTATCGCAGTATCACATTATGTTCTTGGACATTGACATGGATGAACGCAGCGGCATGGACATTGCCCGCCGTGTGCGGGAATTACATCTGGATACAGTGATTATTTTTGTGACAAATTATCCGGAATTTTCGATGGAAGGGTATGAAGTCCGGGCATTCCGATATCTTCTCAAGCAAGAACTGGAGCAAAAGCTGCCCAATTATTTCCGGGATGCATTGGCAGAATTGCCGCGTGATGATAAAGTTCTGCATTTTTCTGCCAACGCGGAGTCGTTTAACATTCCCTACAAAGATATTCTCTACTTGGAAAGTAATCAAAGAGTTATATATTTGTACACAGTAAAGCCTATGCAGGCACCAGACCGCTTTTATGGAAAAATGGAAGATTTAGCGGCAGAATTGGAAGGAGACGGATTCCTCAGAATTCAGAAAAGCTATCTGGTCAATATGGCATACATCAAGAAATTCAATTATGACAGAGTTGTTCTCTTCGATGGAAAAGAGTTATCGGTAAGTCAGAAGCGGTACTCACAAATGAAAGTCCAGTATCTGAGTTGGAAAAACAAAAACTGGGGGAATGCACGTTGAGCGATTATTTCTTGACCTACTTGTGGACTTGGATGGAGTGCTTTTCGGCAATTTTGCTATTTGACGCATTTTCAGCAAGAAAGATGAAACGTTTTCGCCATTGGATTATTGTGACGAGCCTTGCTTTTCTGGAGGCAACATTTCTGAACATTGCCTCAAAGGCATTGCCTGATTATTTGAAAATCTTAATTGCGCTTGTCCTGTATTATTTTGTGCATAGAATTTTGTACATCAGTAATAGATTTTTTGGCTTATATATTTCAATTATTATTTATGCAACGATGTGTTGTATAGATAATTTATGGCATACTCTTGCTCTTTTGTTATCTGAAACACTGAATGGTGTATTTCTTGGGAATGCGCTATGCCAAAGTATGCTTGTACACGGTATAATAATAGTAGTATGCTTTTTACAGGCAAAGGCGCGAAATGGAAAGTTAAGCCAAGCAACCAATTTTAGATGGTACACCATTCCCGCAGTACTTTCCCTTGCAAGTGTTTTGCTTATTTTCTTTTTCGGAAGTTGCTTTCAGCAAGGGCAAATATCAATTCAGCCGCTATGTGTCTGTGCCACATTTATTACCGTAATGCAGATAGCAGCATTACTTTTAATCAGCTGGATGGAACAAAACGCCAACTTCCGTGAGGAGGCAATCAGCCTACAAGCCAAATCAAAAGCACAGCAAGAGAGCATCGAAGCATTGAGTGCCGCATACGCTCAGCAACGTAAACTGACACATGATTTTCGCGCTCATCTGAGTACGTTAGACGGAATGCTGATGCAACAAAACAGAGATATCAACACAATACAAACCTATATCCATAGCCTGCAATCGAAACAAACCGAACGCATCCTGCTCGTCAATACTCACCATGCAGCACTGGATGCACTTCTGAATCAAAAGGCGCTTGTTGCAAAAAATCGTAAAATTGATATACAGTTCAGTGTGAATGATTTGTCTCCCATAAAGATTGACATGGTGGATTTGACGGTTGTAATCAGCAACACACTGGATAACGCGATTGAAGCGTGCGAAAAACTGCCGGAAACGGATCGGCAAATTTATGTGCAGGCACTGCTGGAAGAAGATGAATTGTTTTATGCTGTCCGAAATAAATCTTTGCCGGTAAATATGGTTGCAAATCAGCTGCCTGCATCAACTAAAGAAAATCCATCTTTTCATGGGTATGGTTTGCAAAATGTACATACTACATTGGAAAAGTACCACACGCTTTACGCCATGGATTATGAAAACGGCTGGTTTGAATTTGCAACAGAGCTGCCGAATACTCTGATTTCATGACAAAAAACTACTGTTTCACTACAAAAATGATGAAAAAGCAGAAAACTCTGTTTTAATAAAGATAGTTCTGATTTACAGAGGTTCTGCATATGGAAGCAATCGTCGAAAGAATCGTGGAGAAGTGTATACAAAGCGAACTCATTGAAGAAAGTCAACGCGATTGGATGGCATACTCGCTACAACGAAAATTCATGAACTTTGGCGGTTTCTTTATTCTCGTTTGCTTTGGAGCACTTGTTGCACCGTTACCGCAAGTGATTCTTTTGAATTTTGGGTTGGCATTTTTACGGGAAAAGACAAATGGGCTTCATATGCCAACAGTATGTTCCTGCTTTATCACCTCTTTATTTTGTGAATATGCCTGCTTATATCTGATTGACCGACTGCAATCTTCTACGATAGCAGCTACAATTACGCTGCTTATTGTCTCTGTTACGCTAATTTTAACACTTGCTCCTTGCAATAATTCGGCGATTCATTGCAGCAACGAGGAGTTGCAGGACATGAAAATAGCGGTACGCAAAAGACTTGTATTATATTGCTTGCTTGTTCCACCCCTTTTGTTGCTGAAACCATTGTACAGCACTGTCTGGATTGTAGCTGCAGCTGCGGATGCTCTTCTACTGGTTTTGGCTAAAATTGGGGTTGGAATCAAATAAAACCAAATCAAACCGGAAGGAAGGTCTTTACCATGAAAGCAAAAGAAAGTCTTTTACACAAAAACTTGCGTGCAGTAGTTCAGGCATCAATTCGAAAAGAAGCCAATGAACCGTGTAATATGTTTTGGAATTATCAGCCACACCGGCCCGAAAAGCCTCTGACAAATTCTCAGGAGAAAAAATAAATCTCACGCTGCAGCTCTAAGCCCGTCGCATCTCAAAATGCGGCGGGCTTTTTTGTGTGCTCGGTTGGGCAACAACTGGCGAAAGGATGCTACGCGCTTAGCAGTAGGAAGCGCTAGCCGAAGGCAAGGACATCCATCGTGAGGCGGCATCAGAATGCCAGCAGAAAATGCTGACGGGCAAACACATGAACCAACAAGCGGAAATTCATATATTTATAAATTATAGTAATCCAGATAAAATTCGAACGGATTTAAAGTTTAACTCCGCAAAAGTTGCGGGGTATTTGCGATATTATAAGTGCAAAGCAAATTCGGAAGGAATTTCAAAGATGACATCTAACGAGCGACAAAAGAAAATAATTCGCTTGTTAGACAAGCGCCGGAAAGATACGATGGAGCATCTTTCAATAGAATTCCATGTTTCAACAGATACTATCAGCAGGGACATAGCAACATTAAACGAGGACTATCCAATAAAAATAGTCCGGGGCCGAAATGGAGGCCTTTCCCTACCAGACGGATACCACTTGTTCAAGAAAATGTACATGACTCCTGTTCAGGCACTCGCATTACATAGAGCGTTGCTGTATGTCCCTGATGAAATCAAGAAAATCCTTGAGACAATTTTGACCGATTTTGCTTGGTAGTCAATTATGATTACCCAGCACCTTGACAACCGAATACCCAGCATAACAGGTACGTTACTTTCCCAGCAAGCCCCAGTGGGCGGTCCGGCAAACCAGAATTGCGGTGGGAAAGACCATAATGATACGCCAGCGGCCTCCAGCGTCAGAGGGGGTGACCGAGCCGGAGTTGTAAGCAGTAAGACTCCGGCGGAGTCAGTGAACGGGTGTGCCAACACCCTGCCTGTTGTGTTCCCGGTGTCAGGGGTGCGGGCGGCAAATGTGGCACACTTACTTAACTATCTACTTTTGCCGTTTAGGGCAAATCGTGGGCAGCAGGACCCCAAGCGCCTGCTGCCCATCATTTTGCTTTAAACGGGATGGAAAACAGGGGTGTAAACCAATGCAAACCTATCCAACGGGCTATACGGAATCCCACCGCATAGCCGAGAAAATTTTCCGGGAGATTTTACCCCGGCACGGCATGGCGGTGCGCGAGGAACAAATCGCGCTTTGCCATGAAGTTTTAGATACCTTATATAATAAGGAAATTTCCCTGTGCGAAGCAGGCGTGGGTACCGGCAAGACGCTGGCCTACCTCGTGGGCTGTATTCTTTGGCAGATGAACCGTCCCGAACGGATGAAACTGCCTATCGTTATCTCCACTTCCAGCGTTGCCTTGCAGGACGCTATCCTTACTGAGTATCTGCCCGACCTGTCCGCTGTCTTGCTGGACGAAGGTATCATTACAGCACCCATCACAGCCGTTGTCCGCAAGGGCAAAGAACGCTTTGTCTGCGATGCCCGCCTTGCCGAAAGAGCATCGCTGGTGCAGCCAAGCAGAAAACGGCAGACCAACAGCCTGAACATTGCTGCGCACATTTTGGACATGGATCATATCCCGGAACTTTCCCGGTATGACCGCTGCCGAATTTGTGTGCCGCAGTCCTGCCCGCGAGATTGCTTTATGCGCTTGGATTGCCGCTACCAGCAGTATCTGCGGGATTCCATGAAACCCGACATCCAAATTTGCAATCACAATTATTTGCTGGCAGACGCATCGCACCGACTTGAGGCCGCTGCTCCTGCGCAGCTATCAGGCGCTGGTGGTGGACGAGGCACACAAACTGCCCGATGCCGCCCGTCAGATGTACACGGAAACACTATCCTCGCGCGCCATGGATGAATTGTGCCTTTTATTACAACAGGCGCACTACAAGGATTTTGCCAGACAGCTGCGGACGACGTTCCTTACGCTGTCGTTCTCCTGCACGCAGGGGTTTTCCAAGCTGCGAAGAAAAGTGAGCGAACCGTTCGTGCTTACACCGTTCCGCCGCGCTGCTCTCATCGACTGTATAGCACTGTTGCAAAATGCTGGCGGATTGCCGGATGTGCCGCGATACCTGCTGAACAGGCTGGGAGAAGCAGAAAGCCTCCTGCGCCTTTTTCTTTTGGAGGTGCCGACGCGCATCTTATACATCGACTACGATGCCGATGGCCAGCCCACATTCTGCGCAGCCAGCAACCGCGTACCGCAGCTGCTCCGCAGCGCCCTGTGGAACACACGCGAACCCGCGATTCTGACCTCCGGCACGCTGGCTGCAGCCGGAGATTTCAGCCACACCGAACAGCTTTTGGGGCTGACAACCTACCGGCCGTTGCGCCACTTCCGCGCGGATTCTCCGTTTAACTACAAGAAAAAATGTCTGTTATACTTTCCGCCGCGCACAAAAACGCGAATGGACAACCGCCGAATGGCAGAAGAAATCGTTCGGTTGGTTGGTGCCTGTCACGGTCATGCGCTGGTGCTGTTCACAGCGTACCGCCAGATGGCGGAAGTCCGCGCGCTGACGGACGGTCAGTGGCAATACCCGACCTATCAGGCATGGCGCAACGGCGGCAAAATCATCCAGAAGTTCAAGCAATCCGGCAACGGCGTTCTGTTTGCGGCAGGCTCCTGCTGGGAGGGCATCGACTTTCCCGGTGACATGGTGTCTTTGCTGATCATCGCCAAGCTGCCGTTTCCGATACCCGACCCGGTCAGCAACTACGAACGCCGGCAGTACCCGAATCTGCGCGACTACATAAACGCCGAAATTATCCCCGAAATGCAGAAAAAACTGCGGCAGGGCTTTGGTCGTGCCATCCGTACCGAGCAGGACTCCTGCGTGGTGGCGATTCTGGACGAACGTGCGGGCATCGGCGGCAAGTACCATGATGCCGCGCTGGCAGCGCTGCCGACCTGCCCAATCATCGAGAAAATTGAAGATGTGCAGCAATTCATCCGGGAGCAGAAGCGCCCGGATTACTTTTTGTGAAAAGAGGAACCTGAGATGTACCTTATGCGAAACCACGATGTCTGGATTTATGTGCGCTGCGCCAACAGCGATCCGTGCATTGCCTTTGACCGGCTGTATGACCTTATCGACGAAGCAGCAGGGCATGGATTCCTTGTACGCGGCACATCTTTTGACCATTGCAGCGGCAACACCTTGAAAGACCGCATTGGTCTGCGTTCTATGTTGGACGCAGTAGAGAACGGTCGGATTGAAGCCGTGATGGTGCGCGATTTGGAGCAAATCAGCCGCAACAGCTACATACTGGTAGGAGTTATTGAAATTCTGCGTCAGAATGATGTCTATCTCATCACCACCGAATGTGACCTAAACGCCGAACTCATCAACAGCGGTCTGGAACGCTTTGTCGGCGACCGCTTCACGCGGGCCTCCTTTGGCAAGCCCCGCTTTGATGTCCGTCTCCCACTTATGGATCAATTCTGAGGTGCGCCCATGAAAGAATACAAAATTTGGGCGTTCGCCCGCAGTGCCGCACCGAACCTGCCCGCATTGGAAGAACAGCTTGCCGATGTCATGCGCGAAGCCGACAGGCGCGGCTACATCATCGTCAACTCCTGCATGGAGCAGAAGTACGGCACCGAGTTCTGGCGACCTGATTTGTTTGCCATGCTCACCGCTGTGCAACAGGGGCGTGTCAATGCCGTCATGGTGCAGAGCCTTGACCGTTTGAGCCACGACATTACAATCTTGTACCGCATCCTACGCTTTCTGCAAAATTACAGTGCCGTACTGATTACGACCGAAACCAATCTACAATATGAACTCTATCTGACAGGGTTGGAGAGTCGCATCCTGGCTCGTACCGCGCGAACCGGAAAAAGAGTGCCGTGGGAGGTGGCTGTCGATGCAAATTGACCCGTTTCCCGTAAGACTGGAACAGGAGCTGAAATATGCACTGGCCTATGCCGCGCTGGTATCCGCTGCCGCAAACGGAAGATTGCCTAGGGACATCTGCCAGCGCACGAATGTTGGTTATGCCCGGAAATGCGGCGTTTTGCGCCGAGAAGTTTAGTGGTTCTCGTGAATAGCTTTTGACCTGCCTTTCGAGTATGTTGTATGTGATAAAAAGAATGTCACAGCGTCAAATGCAAAGGAGAAAGTCATGCCACAAATAGCAGATAGAAAATCCATGGCGCGTTACATCTGTGTGGATAAAGGTGCAACCCACCCTGCATTGCAACGTGAAGAATTACCTAAACATATGGCGATTTATGCTGACTATGGCGTTACGGGTACGGATCTGCGCCAACGCCCGGAACTCAACCGATTGCTGACTGACTGCCGTGCAGGACGTGTCAACTGCATTGTGGCGCAGTCAACGACACATCTTGCCCGCCGTACAGCAGACCTGCTGACAATCCTGCAAGAATTGCAGAGCCTTGGTATAACAACTGATTTTGAAAAAGAGCGCTTCTCCACCAATTCTCCTACAGGGAAAAAGATACTGGACACACTTCGCGCAATGAGTGCAAGCATTTAGGAGAACTCTCATGCCACAAGTCCAAGTTATCCAGCCAATCCAGCAACAACCGAAGCGTCTGCGCGTGGCGGCCTATGCCCGCGTCAGCAGCGATTCCGAGGATCAGCTAAACTCGCTGGCCGTGCAGGTGGATTACTACACCCACTTGATACAGGAAAACCCCAACTGGGAGTTCGCTGGAATTTACACTGATGAGGGTATCACCGGCACCAGCACGAAGCGTCGTGAGCAGTTCAACCGCCTGATGGACGACTGCCGTGCCGGACTGATTGACCGTGTGCTGGTTAAGTCGGCATCCCGCTTTGCCCGCAACACGGCGGATGCACTGTCATCGGTTCGTGAACTGAAAAGCCTTGGTGTGACGGTAGCCTTTGAAAAAGAGGGCTTCGATACCGAGACCTCCAACGGTGAAATGCTACTGAGTATAATCTGCGCCGTAGCACAGGAAGAATCGCTGTCCATCTCACAGAATATGAAGTGGGGAATACACAAACGGATGCGTACGGGTAACTATATCACCAACGCTACACCGTTTGGGTACACGCAAATCAATCACCAGCTCGTGCCAGAAAAAAATAACGCAATGATTGTCAACGATATTTTCAAAAGTTACCTGTCTGGAATGAGCATAAATGAAATTGCTGAGCATTTAAATACAATATATCCAAAAGAAAATAGCAAATGGAATCCCCGAACGATTCATGCAATCCTGCGTAATGAGAAATATATTGGAGACAGCTTGTACCAAAAAACCTACACAACGGATTCACTCCCATTGAAAAGGTATCTTAATACCGGTCAGCGCTCAAAATACTATGCGATGGAAACGCATGAAGGTATAATTTCTAAGACCGATTACGAAAAGGTACAGAACCTACTTGCAAAGAAAAGCATTACAGGGGAGATTGATAGAACTTGTGTATTTTCAAAGAAAATCTACTGCTCAATATGCGGCGCTATATGCTCTAGAAAAGGGCCGCCCACGCAAGGATTTGTATGGTGCTGCCGAACGCATTTGCAATCGAAAGCTCTTTGCCTACTCAAATCAATCCGTGAGGATGAACTCCAACAGGCGTTTTTGTCAATCTATAATCGACTGCAATGTAATCAGAAAACGATTCTGGAACCACTTGTGGATGACCTGCTTGGGTTACGGCATTTGCAAGAACAAAAATATAAAAAACGCCTTGCACTTGGAGAAGATATTCAGCATCTTGCAAAACAGAAACACAATCTTACCAGAATCCATACACTAGGTTATATTGAGGAACCACAATTTATAGAGCGAAGTGCAGCCATTGAGCAGCAAATCAGGGAAAGGAAACAACAGCTTTCACGAAATGATATGTCTAACACATCGGAAAAAATTCTACAAAAAACAAGACTCATCCAGAAGAAACTTTCCAGTACACCGCCGCTGGAATTATTTGACGAGTCTGTCTTTAAAGAGCTTGTGAAAAAAGTGCTGATCAGCAATACGGCAATCCAATTCGAACTCATCAATGGCATGAAGTTATCAGAAAGCCGTGCAGCCACATGAAGAACAGGTACATTCCTTTCGGCTATCAGATTCAAAATGGAGATTCAGTCATCAACACGGAACAAGCCGCAACTGTACAACACATATTCTATGCGTATACCGAAGGACAGAGTTTTAAGGAAATTGCAGAATACTTGACCACAAGTGGCACAGCCTATCACTTTTCAGATAATAGCTGGAACAAAAATATCGTTGCCCGCATACTTGCAAATGAGATTTACTGTGGAGCCAAAGGATACCCAGCCATTATTTCAAAAGAAGTTTACAGCCAAGCTGCCAGCATCCGAAGCAATAAAACCGTAACATATTCAGCAGTGCTAAAACCATTTCGAAGCGATATGCAGTGTGCCTGCTGCGGTGAGCGCCTATACTGGCGACCTAGAACCCAACAATGGACTTGCCGACAGTGCGGAATGTGGTCAAAGCCGATGCAACCTGAAAACATGGCACAACAAATCGTGGATAGGTTATACCAAATCCAACAGCACCCGGAAATAATCCACAATCCAAAGGAACAATGCAACACCCGGTCAATAGAAGTTGCTCAGCTGGATCATGAGATTCACACAGCCCTTGCATTACCAGAGCTGGATGCAGATGCAATCATCGACAAAATTCTGCGCCGAGCAGAACTGCAATTTAATTACTGCGCAGCAGGGGATGACGATCCGACAACAATGCAAATCAAGCGCGCCTGCAAAGAATTCAAACCCACAGATACATTTCCAGAATCATTCTACAGCTCCATCGTCAGCAAAATCATCTTACACCTCGATACACATATCGACATCAAACTGCGAAACGGACAGACATTATAATAAGGAAGAGCACCATGAGCAACGCAAGAATCATCGAAATTCCAGCCACTAGACAGATACGCAGTGGGAAAAACAACACCATGCGAAAAATGCGAGTGGCGGCCTACTGCCGCGTCAGCACCGAGGAAGAAGAACAACAGGGAAGTTTTGAAACGCAGAAACTGTACTACACTGAGAAAATCAACTCAACCTCAGAATGGGAACTGGCCGGGATTTATGCCGACGACGGTATCTCCGGCATCCATACAAAAAAGCGTGACGGATTTAACCAGATGATTCAAGACTGCAAAAAGAAGAAAATCGACCTAATCCTTACAAAATCCATTTCGCGCTTCGCCCGCAACACGCTGGACAGCATCCAATATGTCCGAATGCTGAAAGCAATCGGCATTGCGGTGATTTTTGAAAAAGAAAACATCAACACGTCAACAATGAACTCCGAAATGATTCTGACGGTGCTGAGCGCCTTTGCACAGGCGGAAAGTGAGTCGATTTCGCAGAACGTAGCACGCGGTAAACGAATGGGGTTTAGGCAGGGAAAATTCCCGTTTCCCTATGGACAGATACTTGGCTACCGAAAAGGCTTGGATGGTAAACCAGAGGTAATCCCCGAAGAAGCCGAAGTGATTCGCATGATATTCAACAGCTATCTGCAAGGAGCCAGTCTACTGACCATTAAAAAGAAACTGGAAGCGGGCGGGGTTCTGACTGCAAGAGGAAACAAAAAGTGGTCGTCCGAGAGCGTACAGCGGATTCTCCAAAATGAGAAATACTGTGGCGATGTGCTGCTGCAAAAGACCTTTATCGAGGATGTACTGACAGGCGTTTCCAAGAAAAACACGGGTCAGTTGCCACAATACTACATTGAAAACAACCATGAAGGTATCGTCACCAAGCAGATGTTCCGTGAGGTGCAGGCTGAAATCGCCCGCCGCAATAGTAAGTCGGCAGCTAACCAACGCAAACGACACCAAGGCCGCTATAACAGCAAATATGCCTTATCCGAACGACTGGTCTGCGGAGACTGTGGCAGCCCTTATAAGCGGGTTACTTGGAACATCCACGGCAGAAAACAAATCGTTTGGAGATGCGTCAATCGACTCGAATACGGAACAAAATTTTGCAGTCATTCACCGTCAATCCCGGAAGAAGAATTGCATCAGGCTATTTTGAAAGCTGTGCAGAATCTGGCCGCAAACTTTACCGATGAAGTTGCTGCACAACTTGACGGTATTCTCCGTCAAATGAAAGCAGGAGAAAACTTGAAAGCCCAGCTTCAAAAGCAGCTAGAAAAAGCACAGCAAGAATTTGATCGTCTGCTTGAAATGTCACTGGAACTTGACGAGAGTACACCGTTCCTTGATGATAAGCTGAGAAAACTCAGCGGTAAAATCAAAATACTGAAAGCAAATATCGCAGAAAGTACGGATGGTAAGGGGGAGGACGAAGAAGCAACCAAACAGCTGACGGCGCAAGACCTTTTAATAAAGGAATACGATGACATCCTTACCGCAAGAATCATCGAAAAGGTTATTGTCCACTCACGGCAAGAAATCGAAATCTACTTTATCGGCGGTTATACCCAAAAGATTGACCTTATATAGAGCCATTCACTCATACACAAACGCCCGCACTGGCAAGTCGAAAACGCTTGCTGATGCGGGTATTACTTTTTGGGAAAGTGAGCTATTACACGATGGATACAGGATCACGGATCAAACTGGTACGCGAGCATCGCGGCCTTACACAACAAAAATTGGGTGAGATGCTCGGATACGGAAAGAGCAGCGCGAACCGCATTGCACAATATGAAATGGGGTATCGCAGCCCAAAGGCAAACCGTTTAAAAGAAATTGCAAAAGCCATGAACATCCGCGAAGAAATTTTCCTTATGCCGGACGAGACACCAATCGACCTGCTTCGAATTTTGATATGGTACGATTGGGAACATGAAGGTGTTTTGCAACTGGCAACGAGTAGAACGGCGAACACACCACCCGGAAAGACAGTCAGTCCGATAATTTATTCTGAACAACTTCCACTAAATAGATTGCTGCTTGATTGGGCTGACCAAAAGCATTCTCTTTCCGTAAGGAAAATAACGCGCGCCGACTATCTGGAATGGATGCTGCAATGGCCGCCACGATTGCCCTAAAAGAGCAAACAAAAAATCGGATGAATTTTGAGACAGGGTATCTTTTTTGTCACGTCGAGACAAAATCCTCGAACGTTTGTTCGGGGATTTTTTGTTTTAGTGATTTGTTTGGGATGACAAGCATCGTCCCCTGTACCGTAGGGGCGGATTCCATATCCGCCCGCGGAGCCTTTCCATTACTGCAAACGTCCCGGGTCGCTGGCAAGCATTGACCCCTGCGGTGCTGTAGGCGTGATGCCCTATGCAACTGCGAAATGTACGCAGCACAAATACACCTATCCTGCGCACAAAAACATTTTTTGCAATTTTTTTCCCGCGTTACACCGACCAAAAGCGACTGTTTTCGCAGGTACTACATCTGTACTTCTCTTGCAATCTGCACGGGATGCGCTATAATGTGGATTGTCACGCGAGCCGCCTGTGCGGGCGGCAGCAAACGGCACACACCCTGCAGAACGTGCCCGACTATTATAATAAGGAAGAGGAGCTTCACATGAATCAATTCACCAAGGCGGTCAAGTCGCTGGCCGCCAAGTACAACGAGACCAGCTTGATCCTGCGTATTGCCATCGGTCTGTTTATCGGCGCGGCGCTGGCACTGATCTGCCCCGGTGCCGTATGGCTGGAAGAATTCGGCAGCCTGTTTGTCGGCGCGTTGAAGGGGATTGCCCCGGTGCTGGTTTTCGTCATCGTTGCCAGCGCACTGGCACAGGGTTCCTCCAAGCTGGACCGCCGCTTCGGCACCGTTGTCTGGCTGTATATGCTGACGACCTTTGTGGCCGCGGCGCTGAGCGTGGTGACCAGCAAGCTGTTCCCGCAGACGCTGGTTCTGGCCGAGGCCGCCACGGCGGACGTTGTGCCGCAGGGTCTGGGTGACGTTATGCACACGCTGCTGGCCAACATTGTTTCCAACCCGGTGGCGTCGATCATGAACGGCAACTATATCGGCATCCTGATGTGGGCCTGTCTGTTCGGCCTGGCGATGAAGCGCCTGGGAAGTGACACGACTAAGAACTTTATGGTCAACACTGCGGACGCGGTCTCCACCATCGTGCGCTGGATCATCAACCTGGCACCGTTCGGCATCATGGGACTGGTTTTCGCCAATGTGTCGGACAACGGCCTGTCTATCTTCACTCAGTATGGCCGCCTGCTGCTTTTGCTGGTCGGCACTATGCTGCTGATGGCGCTGGTCATCAATCCGCTGATCATCTTCATCTATCTGCACCGCAACCCGTACCCGCTGGTGCTTCGCTGTCTGCGTGAGAGCGGCCTGACCGCCTTTTTTACCCGCAGTTCCGCGGCCAACATCCCGGTCAATATGTCTCTGTGTGAGAAGCTCGGCCTGGATAAGGACATCTACTCCGTCTCTATTCCGCTTGGTGCGACTATCAACATGGACGGCGCGGCCATCACCATCACGATCATGACGCTGGCTGCGGCCAACACGCTGGGCATGGAGGTCTCTGTGCCCGCTGCCATCCTGCTGTCCATCATGTCGGCACTGGGCGCGTGCGGTGCCTCCGGCGTTGCGGGCGGCTCGCTGCTGCTGATTCCTATGGCCTGCTCGCTGTTCGGCATCTCCAATGACATTGCGATGCAGGTCGTTGGTGTCGGCTTTATCATTGGTGTCATCCAGGATTCGGTCGAGACGGCGCTGAACTCCGCTGGCGACGTTGAGTTTGCCGCTACCGCCGAGTATCACCAATGGCTGAAGGAGGGCAAGCCCCTGCCGGATTTCATGGCGTAAAATCGTACAGCCCCGGTTCCAGTGCAGGACCGGGGCTGTTGCTGTATCTATAGCAGAAAAGCGCGAACCCCCAGCACTGTGGGGGTCAATGCTTGTCATCCCAAACAAATCACTAAAACAAAAAATCCCCGAACAAACGTTCGAGGATTTTGGTGCAGTTGTGGAGAGCCAAAACGAACTTTTCTGCATCCTGTGAGGATGCTTCAAAATCCGAGGATTCGGAAGAATCACCCGGACTTTCGGGAGATTCTTCCGCGCCGATGGGAATGTCTATCGGCTGCCGTCCTCCTGTCGGGTCAAAGGTAATCTTGAGGTGATCGTCATACAGATCGACCCGGACGAGGAAGTTGTCAAACAGGGCGGCAAGATATTTTTTGTCAGTCGGTTCGCCCTCTTTGTAGATATATAGCAGCTTGACAAAGTCATTACGGCTGATGGGAACCATTTCGGCCTTGGCCTCGTCAATCTTGACAAGCAGCTGGCCCTGCTCCTTTTCCAGCTCCAGCAAACGGGCTTTCGTGGCATCCGTTATGATGCCCATTTCAATCGCCTTCAAAATGTTGGCAGTTGCCGTTTTGTTGGCGTTCAGCTGATCCTGCAGCCCCTGCAAACGATATTTGGTTTCCGTGCGGGCGTTGTACTCCATCAGCTTGTCGGCCATCATCTGAATATTTTCATCGGTGAGAAGCTGCTGCTGAATAGCAACGCCCACGGCCCTCTCAATCTGGTCGCGGCGGACGGCTTTCTTATCACAGCTGTGGTCAGTGCGGCGTTTCTGGCAGGTGTAGTAATAGTGCATGGCCCCGGTCTTGCTGGTGCCAGCGATGCCCGTCATGGGGCTGCCGCAGTGGCCGCAGAACAGCTTTCCGGTCAGCAGATATTCTTCATAGCCGCTGCGCTTACGGCGGCCCTGCGGGTTCTTCTTCACTTTCAATACCTCCTGCACTTTGTAGAAAAGCTCGTCCGAGACGATACGCGGCATACCGCCCTCAATGCGAACATCGCGGTAAATGTAGATGCCCCTGTACCGCTCGTTGCGGCAGATCGTGTGAAAGCTGCTGCGCCCCCACTCGGAGCCTTTTTTCGTCTTGATGCCCCGGCGGTTCAGATCGCGGGCAATGTCGATGAACGGTTCATAGCACGACACGCGAGTAAAGATCTCTTGCACGATAGCTGCCTCTGCTTCATCCAGCACGACATGGCGGTCATCGCCCGGTTTGTAGCCGAGCGGCAGGCTGCCGTTGGACAGGCACTTTGCAGCATTGTCCATCAGGCCGCGCGTGATGTCCTCAGCCATGTTCTCCGAATAGAACTGATTGACATTCATCATGTTCCGCAGGGCGAAGCGGCCCGCAGCGGTATCGTCAAAATCTTCCTCGGCGTAGACGGTACGGATGCCGTTATCGCGCAGCCGTTCCTCATTCGTCATGGCTTGTAGCATGTTCCGACCCATGCGGTTGGACTTCCATGCAAGAACTACATCGAACTGCCGCAGATCGGCATCTTTCATCATGCGCTGGAAGTTCGGGCGGCGGTCCGTTTTGCCGCTGATGGCGCGGTCTTCGTACACATCGATGACGGTCAGGCCGAGACGAGCGGCCAGCTCGCGGCATTTGGCTACCTGCTGCTCAATGGAGCAATCGCGCTGGTTGGCGCTGGAATACCTGGCATAGATGACGGCACGAGTAGCCGCATTGAGGTTGGACTTTTTTCTCATGCCGTCACGCTCCTTTCAAATTTACAGGCCCAGCAGTTGCTTTTTCTTAGCTTCAAATTCTTCCTGCGTGATGATACCGTCATCCAGCAGGCCCTTGTATTTGCGGATTTCATCGGCGGGAGACGGTTTCTGCTCCACTACCTGCTGAACGGGCTGCGGTGCGGTAGCTGCACCTTGAGCGGCCGACCAGTTGGCGATATAATCACGCATTTTATAGGCCGTAGGCAGTTCTGTACGAGGAAATTGATATTGATGATTGCCACCGCCTACTGCACTGGCAAGGCCATAACCGAGATTCATGGTTGCTGTGGCCGCCTGCGCTGTGGCAACGGTAACAGTACAAGCGCCGATGCTGTGTTCCTCTACCGTAAAGGTCAGAACCGCAGATAGCGGAATGGTTTCACTCGTCTTGCCGATATGAGTCTGAATGCGATTTGCGTACAGTGTGAGGGTGCTGCTGCCTATCAAGCCAAGCGTGTACTTCAGGTCACTGACCGGCTCGGCAGGCTTGACACCTGCGGCAGCTGCAGCCATTGCCATCTGGCGCTTATGCTCTTGGTTGTGGCGGACGATTTCTTCATCCCGCAGCTGCTGGGCGCAGTATTCGCAATAGCCCTCGGAGTTGACTTTGAAGAACAAGCCGCTCTTGCCACATTTTCTGCAACGTGCCATAGTAACATCCTCCTCGATTGATTTTACATTCTTTTGCTATATTCTTGCATTTTCATGCAAAAAGCGTGTGCCTGTGCTATAATGCCATTGTGCCGGCAATATTTTTGGGAATGGAGTGAAGTGGTATGAACCCCGATGAGTTGAAGGAACTCACCATGCTATTGTCCGGCCTGTCCTACGATGATAAAATCGCGTTCAGGGATTTTCTGATTTCGTTGAAAGGTAGCGCAGATAATTCAGCGCCTCTTTCTTCTGATCGGCAGTCAGACCCATAAACAACTTGATAATTTCTGCATTAAGGCTGTCCTCTTCACTGGGGGCAGCCTTTTCTTTTTGCTCCGGGATTTCCCATCCCATCAAGTAGGCGGGCTGAACGCCAAGGCATTTAGCGATAGCGTTTACGCGGTCAGTGGGAATGTTCGTTACGATATTGGTTTCATATTTGAAGATGGCTTGCTTAGATACACCAACGGCATCCGAAAGCTGCTGCTGCGTCATGCCTCTTTCTATTCTGGTCTGCTTGATTCTATCGCCAACAGTCATCGTAAGTACCTCCGTATGATGTTAAGCTGATTATAACAGATAAACCCGCGGTTTACAAGTTTTTTCACAAAATTCAAAAAAATAACTTGACAGGTTACTATTCCTGTGGTAATCTACGAGTGACCCAAGAAGTCACATCACACAAAGATTGGAGGTTTCAACTACATGGTTAATGTGAATCTGCTGCGTTCGTACATTGTTCGGGCTGGATACAACCAAAAAGACGTTGCTAAGATGCTTGGCATGAGCGAACAGACATTCACGCGCAAGCTGAAGAAGCGAGTTTTTGGCACGGATGAAGCTGCCAAAATCGTGGAGTTTCTTCACATCGAAGACCCGCAGGCTGTTTTTTTTGCCGACAAGTAACTTAGCAAGTTACAAATATAAAGGAGGTGAACCACTACGAAACGCTTTATCTGCTATGCCGTTGCCAAGTGCATCATTGCCGATGCCAAGCGCAAAGGAAAACGCCCGCCGCCTTTTGAGGGCACACGGGCGCTGGTGGAACAGCAAAGCTGGAAGAAAATCATTTACCTTTCAGCAAAAAGCCTTTGGCTGTTTCTACGGCAACGGCTTTGGCGATTTCTATGACAACGTCAACGCCGTTTGAGCCGGCCTTAGAAACGAGTCCCTTGACCTTACTCCAGATGTTCTTATTCCGGATGTTGGCAAGAAACTCATGGCCTTTAGGTGTGAGATCGTAGACCCACATCTGATACAGACCGCTTGGCGCATCCGCCACAAGCAAGCCGGATTCGATGCAGTATTTCAGGTGGTACAGCAATTCCTCATTGTCATACTGCTTTTCCAAGACGGTTTGATATTCTGGCGTTTCGGCCAAATCGCCAATGTAACTTTGCGCATCGTTTAAGGAGTAGTCGATGAAATAACACCGTTGGCGCAGTCCGGTATTTTCTTCAACGCAAAGCATTACATCACGGACGCAATCTAATTCAATCTTCATAATTTCACCTCCCTTCATTGGTTATTGTACCACCCAAGGGAGTGAACGTACAGGAGGAGCCAAGATGCCCTCGCAAGAAATCAAAACAAAAAATCCCCTTGGCGCATCTGATGAACACATGGAAAATTTTGCGGCAGCCTTTACGAAGTGCTTCTACGCCTTTATGGATCGCCCCGATGCCAAGGAACGGATGGACGAAATGGAAATCAAGCTCAAAGCTCGCGGGATTTTATGAGAGGAGGATAGAAAATGATGCGAGGACTTGTGATCGCCACCAACGGTGATATGCGAGTGCAGACCTTTACCGCACCGGCGCTGGAGGATGTGCAGAAAGTTGTCGGCGGCTATGTGGAGACCGTTCCCGTCCGCAACATCGAGGGCCACTACCTGCTGATGGTGGACGAGGACGCCCGCCTGCAATGGCCGAGGCCCGTTGTCAACGAGGTTGCCAGCTTTCTGGCCTGCACGAAGATCTTCGGCACTGTGGTTCTGACCAGCGCCTACGGCCCGGAACTGGGTCTGCCCGATGACATTGCCCATGTTCTGGGGGATGTCATCATGGCAACGCTGCCGGGCCGGTGCAGATGGGAGGGTGAAGCATGATCCGTTTGCTGAAAAAGGCAATGCAGTTTGTCTGCCTTGCGCTGATGCTGCTGGTGATGATGGCCGTGGTTTCTGTGGCCGATGGTAGCATGCCCCTTCTGAACGGCGTGATCCTGTTCATCAGTTGCTTACTGGGCGTAAACACCTGCCTTGGGATCTGGTTCAAGCTGGACGATAAGGAGCGTGGCCGCCGTGAGTAATCTGCCCGATGCCGCCTACATCCGCAACCTGCGGAACACCGGCTACCGTGACGGCAAAGACCCGACCTACCCGGTCTGCCCGATCTGCGACCAGACCTGCGAAACCATCTACATCAGCGCCGACAACGAAATCGTTGGCTGCGACCAGTGCATGACGACCCGCAATGCGTGGGAAGTCACCGAATGCTTCGGAGAATGAGAGGTACACCATGAAGTTCTATTTCACCTACGGCAGCAGCGGCATGGCCTACGAGGGCGGCTGGACGGAGGTTGAAGCCCCATCCAGAGCCACCGCCGTGCAGGCATTTTCCGCTTTTCACCGCCCTGTCAACGGCATGACGGCCTGCTCGGACATCTACACCGAGGCGGCGTTCCGCAAGACCGGGATGCTGGAGGGCGGCAACTTCGGCGCTAAAACACGCGAGAAAATCACCATCACGCGGGAACTTTTTTAAGCCCCGCACCCAAAGAAAGGAGTATACCACATGGACGGAAATTCCGAACAACTGCAAGTCATCAACTTAAAGCAGCTGCCCATCATCGAGGAGCGGCTGCGGGATGTCAAAGCTAAAATCGAGCAGCGGACCAGCGCCGTCATGGCTCTGGCCGTGACTGAGGAAACCCGCACCGATGTCAAGAAGATCCGCACCGAAGTCCGCAAAGAGTTGGAGGGTTACGAGGCCCAGCGCATGGCCGTCAAAAAGGCCATTATGACCCCCTACGAACAGTTTGAAGCTGTCTACAAAGAATGCGTCTCGAACCCCTACAAAGCCGCCGATGAAGCGCTTGGCAAGAAAATTGCTGATGTGGAGGTCGGCATCAAGCAGCAGAAAGAGGACGATGTCCGGGCTTTCTTTAACGAACTGACCAGCGGCTTCGGGCTGGATTGGCTGAAGTTTGATCAGATGAATCTCAAGGTCACGCTGACCTGCACCCCCAAGGCCATGAAGGCCGCCCTCACCCAGAGCGTCACCAAGATCGTCCGTGACTGCGCCGCGCTGGAGGAAAACCCGGACCGTGACGAGATCATGGTTGAATATCAGAAATCGCTCGACCTTGGTTCTGCCTGCCAGATCGTGCAGCAGCGTCACAAGCAGCTGGAAGCCCAGCGCCGCGCTGCCGAAGAACGCCGCGCCCGCCAACAGGCCCAGCAGGAGGCCGAAGCCAAGGCCAAGGCTGCCATCGAAGCGGAGACCGCCAAGAGGGCGGCGGAGCAGCCCGCTCCGCCGCACGAGGTCGCTACACCCCCGCAGGCGGAAAGCCCCGCACAGGCCCCGGCAGCCGCCCCCGCGCCTGCTGCCGCCTACGCCGAGAAAAAATATCTTGCGAAGTTTGCTGTGACAGGCACGCTGCCGCAGCTGAAAGCACTGAAAGCATTCATGGAAAAGGAAGGTATGCAGTATGACACAATCTCTTAACAGCGCCCCGCAGAAACAGAAGTTCAGCGTTGCCATCAACAGCAAAATGTATCAGAACCTTATCGCCAGCACGCTGCGCGACCCGGCCCGTGCCCGCCGCTTTACCGCCGCGATCACCAGCGCCGTGGCCGTCAACCCCGCCTTGCAGGAATGCGATGCCGGCACGATCCTTGCCGGTGCGCTGCTGGGCGAAAGCCTCAACCTCAGCCCTTCCCCGCAGTTGGGTCAGTATTACCTCGTTCCGTTCAAGCAGAAGGCAAAGTATGACCGCGGCGGCAACATGGTTCGTCCGGAAACCACCACCGCCACATTCGTGCTGGGCTACAAGGGCTACATTCAGCTGGCGCTGCGCAGCGGCCAGTACAAGGATCTGGATGTCATGGTCATCAAGCAGGGCGAGTACATGGGCAAAGACCCGGAAACCGGCAAGGCCAAGTTCCAGTTCATCGAGGACGATGACGAGCGCGAGACCCTGCCCACCATCGGCTACATGGCCTACTTCGAGTACCTCAACGGTTTCCGCAAGGTCGTCTACTGGTCCAAGGAAAAGATGATGACCCACGCAGATACTTTCTCCAAGGCGTTCAGCCGACAAGGCTACGAGGACCTGATGGCTGGCCGCGTTCCCGAAAAGGATATGTGGCGCTACTCCTCGTTCTGGTACAAGAACTTTGACGACATGGCGAAAAAGACCCTGCTGCGGCACATCATCAGCCGTTGGGGCATCATGTCCATTGAAATGACTACTGCGCTGGAGCATGACGATGCCGTCAACGTGGCCGATGACGGGCAGATCGTGACCGAGACCGTGGAGGCCGCCCGCGCCAGTATCCCCGCAGACGCGCAGGAAGTGCCGAGCGCCGAGCCCGAAGCCCCCGCCCCGACAGCAGAGGCCGAGCCCGAAGCTGTTGACATCAGCACACTGTAATGGAGTACAAAATCATTTCCACCGGCAGCAAGGGCAATGCCGTGGTGGTGGATGGCCGCATCCTGATTGACTGCGGCGTTCCGTTCCGCCGTCTGGAAAGCGTCTACCGCGATCTGGACGCGGTGCTGCTGACACACATCCACAGCGACCACTTCCAGCCAAAGACGCTGGCTCGGCTGGCCGCCGAGCGCCCGTCACTTCGGTTCTTTGCCTGCCCGTGGCTTGGGCCTGACCTGCAGAACGCGGGCGTGCCGCTGCGGCAGATCACCATCACGACACCTGACCGCTGGTACGACACCGGGTACTGCTTCGTCAAAGCCTGCGAGACCAAGCACAATGTGCAGAACTGCTGCTGGCATATCTGGTTCAACGATGGCAGCAAGGTCTTCTACGCCACCGACATGGGCAACCTCAACGGCATCACAGCCCCGTACTATGACCTGTATCTGGTCGAGGCCAACTACCGTGACGAGGAAATCCAAGCCAAAATTGCCGAGAAAAAGGTCAACGGCGAGTACATCTACGAGAAGCGCGTCCTCCGCGACCACATGAGTGAGCAGGATGCCATCGACTGGGTGTATGGCAATATGCGCCCCGATTCAACCTATGTCTGGCTGCACTGCCACAAGGAGGAATCCGAATGAGGGCGCGGCTGGTGCGCATGGAGCCCGGCTACCGTGGCCGACAGCGCATCGTCATTGAAATTGCCGGGGATTTCCGGGAGCAGTTCGACCAGCTGCAAGGGGCGCTGCTGGAGGTGCAGATCACCCGCGCGATACCCCGGCGCAGCTTGGCGTCCAACAACTACTTCCACGCGCTGGTGAGCCGCATAGCCTCCACCGTCTGGGGCGAGTTTGACGAAATCAAAAGTGATCTGGTGGTTGAGTACGGAACGCCGTGTCTGGACAAGGCCGGTCAGGTCGTCATGGTGGACTTGCCGGAAGGCACCGACCCGCACAGCTATTACCCATACACCCGCCTTATCACCACCCACGAAAAGGACGGCAGCCGCTATTGCAGCTACATCCTGTATAAGCGCACCAGCGCAATGAACAGTTCGGAAATGAGCCACCTGATAGATGGCGCACGGCAAGAGGCCCAAGAGTTGGGCATTGATATTTAAACAAAGGAGATATTTTATGACAAATTCTCAAGCAGACATGGCTTTCAAAAAGCTGATCGATTCCATGAAGCAGGACGGCAATACGCACCCCACCATCGAAGAAATGGCAAAGGCGTTCGACTCCGTCCACGACCAGAACAGCACGGATGATGAAGATCTGGTCTGCATCCCTCTTTCGCGCTATGAAGAACTGCTCCGCAGCGAGAGCGAGATCGACATCCTCTGCACCCTCGTGGAATCTCCCTATGTGGCAAGCAAAACCGCCCTGGCTGCGCTGGAGAGCGTTGCCGATATGCGCGATAAGCGCCTGAACGACTGCGAGGACGACGACCTCCTTTGTGAGGAATAAGACCATCCGCGCAAAGAAAGAGGTGACCTAAATGGCTATGGAATTTCCTACTATGAGCAGCATTACCAATGCCGCGAAAGCCAGCGGTCTGGCTGTGTACCGTGTTCGGCAGCTTTGCAAAGAGGGCCGCATCAAGTTTATCTGCTGTGGCCGCCGCACATTAGTCAACATGGAATCGTTGTCTGCGTATCTGAACGAGGGTGATGTTTCGATGGCTGACACATCGGAGGAAAACGCCGATGAAAAATAAACCATCCTGCCCGCCCGGTGGGCCAAGGGAGGTGGTGCAATGGCGAGAGAGTTTATCTGTCTCTACTTTAGCTGGCTCGAAACTGGCGCGACCCTCACCGATGAAGAGTTTGGCAGAATGTGCAGGGCTGGTCTCCAGTACGGCTTAGACGGAACGGAACCAGACCTTCCCGGGAACGATAAAATCCTCTTTCCTGTTATGAAGTGGCAGGTTGACCGGGATGTTTCCAAATTCGATGAAATTTGCCAAAAGCGCCGTGAAGCAGGCAGCCGGGGCGGAAAAAGCAAAAGCAAGCAAAACGAAGCAAATCAAGCAAATGCTACTTTTGCTAAGCAAAACGAAGCAAATCAAGCAAATGCAAGCAATACAAAGAAGAAGACTAAGACTAATACTAAGACTACTATTATATCTTCTTCTACTGCTACTGCTGAAAACGACATTTCCGCTTGCGTCCAAGCCTACGAGCAGAATATCGGCCCTATCGCACGGGCGGCGTTTGATGACATTTCCCGCCAGCTGGCCGACCTGCCCGCTGACCTGATCTGCGAGGCTATCGGCGAGGCGGCGCTCAACAATAAGCGCAGCTGGAATTATGTCAAGGCCATTCTCAAGCGCTGCCGGGAGCAGAACATCCTGTCCGTGGATGCCTACCGCGCCGAGAAAGAAAACCGCGCCGCCGCAGCGGCGGCCAGAGCCGCGCCCGCTGCCCGCCCACAGAGCAAGCAGGCGGCAGTACGCGAACGGCTCAAAAAGCGTCTGGAAGAAATGGGAGGTGCGCAGGGTGACGAACCAGCAGACAACCGAATTTATGTTGAAGCTACTGAACTGGTGGCCGAACCTTTACCGGGAGAATGACCCGGACGAAATGTCCGATGCGTGGGCGGTGTCGCTGACCGATGTTCCCTATGATGCCGCCATGGCCGGGGCGGTTGCCCTCAGTCGCGTGACAAAGTGGCCGCCCTCTGTGGCGGAAATCTGCGAGGCAGCCAAGCCGTACATAGGATTTCAGCCCGATTTGATGAATGTACGGGTCGCCATCGATGCCCACGAAGATCTGAACCTGCCACTGCCGCCGTGGTTCTACACCGCCGCGCAGAAATACGCAGCGCAGATCCCGCCTGACTACCAGCCCGCAGCCCTGCTGCAAGGAGGCTTGCTTAATGGAAAATAACCGCAAAGACCCCCGCCGCCAGCTGATTGGCGCAGTGAGCAAGGCGCTGGGCCAGCAGTTTGAGCGCGATATCAACGCCGCGTTCGACCACTACCGCCGTCTGGGCGTGGCATCCATCGAAAAGACGCCCGAACCGTTCCACATGACGGGCCGCGAGAACGGCGGCAAGGTCGTGGGCTTCTACGAGAAAAAAGCCCAGCCCGACTACGCCGGCACACTCCGCGGCGGCAGGTCCGTCTACATGGAGGCCAAGTTCACCGGGTCGAACCGCATGGAGCAATCCCGCGTCAGCCCCGGCCAGACCGAGTATCTGGACGAAAAGATGCGGCTCGGTGCTTTCTGCTATGTTCTGGCCGGATTTTCCCACGGCGGTGCGTACTGCATCCCATGGAGCGTCTGGCGCTCCATGAAAGAACACTATGGCCGCAAGTACATTACCGAAAATGACATTACGCAATACAAAATTCCGAGAACCACCACAGGCATGCTGGCGATTCTCGGCACCGGAAAGGAGTAAACCCCTATGAAAATGAATGAAGAAGCAACTTTCGCCGTCTACCAGAAAAAGCTGAAGGGCATCTGTGAGGAAAACGACTTGCAGGCCACTTTCAACCGCAGCGGCTACCCGCTGACCATGACGGTGCGGCCCCTGCAGGATGTGGCCGGCCAGATGTCGATGCTGGAAAAGGTCGAGGACAACGGCTACACCAGCCCCGATGCGTCCATCAAGTTCAGCTACGAGGATGGCGCCATTAAGTACACCTTGAGCAAGGAGTTCGTGATTTCCGATGCGCTGTTTACCAAGCTGAAGAACCTGTTCCGCAATCTGCACGACACTTGGCTCCAGTATTTCCACCGCACCGTCATCCAGAAAAAACTGTTGAACGCCAATGTGCCCGACATCCCCGAAGATGCGGACGGCTTCGGTGACATTGACCCGGATGACCTTAACGCGGATGGTCTGGTCGATACCACCCCGCCCGAAGACACGGACGAGGAGGAGTAAACCATGGCAAAGGTGGTGCGGGGCGTTGACAGCTACAAAAAGGAGTTCTTGAGCATCTTCAACAGCCTGTGCGGCCGACATGGCCGATGGGAAGTCTGGTCTGATTTTATCCAGCTGACGGCCATCGACATAAGCAATGTGACCGACAAGGGCAACGCGCCGAAGCGGGCCGCAGATGCAAGGAACATCGCCAAAAAGTACAGCGAGAACGAAATCAAACGCATGGCCGAAATGCTGATGCAAATGGTTTATGCCATTGACGAGAAGCCCGACCAAGATTTTCTTGGCGAGCTGTACATGACCTGCGAGTTGGGCAACGACCACGCCGGGCAGTTCTTCACCCCTTACAGTGTGTGTCAGGCAATGTCGGAAATCAGCTTCGACCCCGCGCGGTTTGAAGATATAGGCTTTGTATCTGTTAATGACTGTGCCTGCGGCGCGGGTGCGCTGCTCGTCTCGTTCGCCAATGTCTGCAAGCGGCACGACATCAACTACCAGCAGAAAGTGATGTTTGTTGCACAGGACATCGACTACACCGTTGGGCTGATGTGCTACATCCAGCTTAGCTTGATGGGCTGCGCCGGATATGTTGTTATCGGCGACACACTTATCAACCCCTGCACCGCCTACGATAAAAAAGGCCTGCTGCCCGCAGGCGACCCGGAGCGGATCTGGTTCACGCCGCTGTTCTCCGATGGCATCTGGTACGGACGCCGCCTGGCGGCACAGATGGATCTGCTGATTTCGGGAAGTTCACGGAAAAGCCCCGAAAATGTCAATTCGTTCACGGAAAAGCCCGAAAAAGTGGCAGATTCGCCCGCGAAAGACACAAAAATGCCCGATTCGTTCACGGAACCCGCAAAAGCAGCAGCGCCGGTTTCCACCCCGGTTTCCACTAAAAAAGTGGAAACATGGAAACCCGCCGAGTTGAACGAAACCAAGAACGGGCAGCTGACTTTTTTCTGAAATGAGGTGATGACATGGAAGATGAAAAACTGGCCGATAAGCTGCTGGACCGCATTTTGATGGTTCTGATGCCCTACGACCAGATTGATGTAGAGAGAATCAAGGCCAAGCTGACAGTGGTTTTGGATGACTACCAAATTTGCCCTAAGCAAGAGGCTCTGGTGGTCTACACCGAGGGCAAAAACGACTACTATCTCCGAAAATTTCTGCTCGCCAAGGCCGTTGCAGGGCGGCAGGAGCGCACGTTGCGCCAGTACAAAGATGAAGTTGGCAGGGCGCTGCGAGGCATCGGCAAGGATGCTGACACCATAACCGCAGATGACATTCAAGTCTATCTGGCGAAAGTTCTGTCGAGGGGCGGGTCGAAATGTTACTGCGACAACATCCGCCGAGACCTCAGCAGCTTCTACAACTGGCTATACCGTGAGGAAATCATCCGCACTAATCCGATGAATAAGATCGACAACATCAAGTTCAAGCGGGAAAAGGAAAAAGCCCTCACTGACATGGAAATCGAAATGATGCGGCAGGCCTGCCAGACCACTATGCAAAAGGCAATTATGGAAATGCTGCTCTCCACCGGCTGCCGTGCAGCAGAACTTGTATCCATCAAAATCGCAGACATGGACGAGGATAAGGTTTCTATTCTGGGCAAGGGCGGCAAGTGGCGCACGGTGTACATCAACGCCAAGGCTTTCGTGGCTATAAAAAATTATCTGGCTGACCGCAAAGACACAAACCCCTATCTCTTCCCGCGGGAAATCAATACGAAGGATCGCACGATGGTTTCCAACTTCAGCCGAAAAGACTGGTTCAAAGACCCCCGACTGGTGACAAAAGCGGACCACTTCGGGCGCGACAGCGTCAACAACATGGTTCGCACTATCGGTAAGCGGGCCGGGGTCAAGGGTGTGCATACTCACCGTTTCCGCCGCACCTGCGCCACGCAGGCCCTGCGGCATGGGATGCCGATTGAACTGGTTTCCATGATGCTGGGCCACGAGCAAATCTCCACCACACAGATTTATCTGGACATCCGTGATGACGATCTGCAAGCAGCCCATCGCAAATATGTTGTGTGAGGTGTTATCCATGACACAGTTATATGTTTTGAGCCAGGATGGAACTTCGGCCATCAATCTTAGCCAGTTCGAGTACGTCTACATTGGCGAGGACAACAGAATCAAAGCCGTCAACGGCCAGAAGATGATCCGCTTGGGGGATTACAAAAGCCGAGATAGCGCAAAATTCGCCCTTGCCACGATGCTGTACTACGCCGGCAAGAATCCGGGGGCCGGCTGGTATCAGATGATGCGCGGCGATGCCGCCGAGGAACACGTTGTCCGCAGCCGTGACCCCGCTCCGAACCAATTTGCCGCCAACGGCAAAAAGCCCGTGCGCCGGGGCGGCTCTTAATCTAACTTAATCTAAATCTCAATCTAATTTTTAGATAGTTTTAGCAAAGAACTTAGCCAATCCAATAAGCAAAGGAGTATACCACTATGAATACCAATGTCACAATGATTCCTGTTGCGCAGCTGCACCCCCACCCGGACAACCCCCGCAAGGACTTGGGCGACATTACCGAGTTGACCGCCAGCATCAAGGCAAACGGCGTTTTGCAGAATCTGACCGTTGTGCCCCGCGCAAACCCTGATGTGAATTACGAGGAACTGTGCCGGCAGTATTACGCCGACCCCACCGAGGAAAACCGCACGAAGCTGAACCAGTTCCGCAACACGGACGGCTACACCGTCATCATCGGCCACCGCCGTCTGGCCGCTGCCAAGGCTGCCGGGCTTACGGAGTTGCCCTGCATCGTGGTTGAGGATATGACCCCCGAAGAGCAAATCTCTACCATGATGACCGAGAATATGCAGCGCAGCGATCTGACCGTCTATGAGGAGGCCGAGGGCTTCCAGATGATGATGGACTTCGGCAACAGCGTGGAGCAGGTCGCCGACAAGGCGGGCTTTTCCGAAAGCACGATCCGCCGCCGCGTGAAGCTGCTCTCCCTTGACCGTGAGGAATTCAAAAAGAGTGTCAAGCGCGGCGCCACGCTGGCCGACTTTGCTCTGCTGGACAAGCTGGACACCGAGGAGGCCAAGAACGAGGTTTTGAAAAGTGTCGGCACCAACAACTTCCGCGCCTGCCTTGACCGGGCTCTGCGGGAGCAGAAAGACCGGAAAACGATGAACGCCATCCGGGAGGTGGTTGCATCTTATGCAACTAAGGTCGACAGCAAAGCGGATATGCCGGAAAACTGCCTGTTCCATGCCAGCTACGGCACATGGTCGGGAACCGTCGAAGCCCCGGCTGATGCCGGAGAACACGCCTACTGGTACACGGAGAGCGGCTACGGCATCACTGTCTACCGTGAACGCACCGAAGAAGACAAGCCGGCCGAGAAGACCCCGGAGCAGCTTGCACGGGAGGCCAAAATCGAAGAATACCGCGAGAAATGCCGCGTCATTGAGGAGGACGAAGAATCCGCCTACCGTCTGCGGTTGAATTACCTCAAAGAGTACGGATTCCCCAAAAAGGCCGCCGAGGCCGTCGCCTTTGCCGCCTGCCGCATGATAATCTTGAACCACGATGCACTGGACGATATGGACGAGGACACCATCGAGGCCGTCTATGGTGATGGCATCTACAATGACGAGCATGATCTCGATACGGCTGTGCTGCTGGAAAATGCACAGGTAAATCCCATGAAGATGCTTGTGGTGCTGCTGTTCGCCTTGACAGAGCCTGTGAATCACCGGGTGCACGATACCGAGTGGCTTGGCGGGTTCTACAAGTGCATCAAGGATGATGAATCCGTCTACCGGGGCATTTATTCTGCACTGGACGGCATCGGCTATGAAATTTCCGATATGGAAAAATCCCTGCTGGACGGTACGCACCCGTCCTATGAAAGCGCAGAGGAGGAATCGTGATGCCCGTTGTTTCGAGCCTCGACCACTTACCCACGGACGGAGAGTTCTACTCAAACAACTGCGTAGACGGCCACTGCATCGGCTGCGGTGAGTGCTGCACCGACCTGCTGCCCACTACCCGGCGTGAGATCGTCCGCCTGCGGGATTATGCCAAGAAGCACCAGCTGAAAGAGCACCGGCTGCCAGCGGGCGCTGCAATGGAAAGCGTGGACCTGACTTGCCCGTTCCGCAATGAGGAAACAAAGCGCTGCGAGGTATATCCGGTGCGGCCACTGATCTGCAGGGCGTTTATCTGCTCCCGGACGCTGCAAGCAGCCCGGAAAACGCGGGACCTCGTCCAAAGTGACCGCGACATCCACTCCCTGCGGTGGGAAATATTCAAGAACCCGGAGAGCATCGCTCTGATACAGGCGGCACAGAGGGCTGCAACGAAAAAATGACATACATACCGAAAGGCACAAAACGCCATTGGACAGCTGAAGAAGAATCCCTCCTTGCTGAAAGCTGGGGTGTTTGCGGGATACCTGCTCTCGCCAAAAAGCTGAACCGCAGCCAACAGGCTATAAAGATACGCGCATCGCGGCTGCACCTTGGACCACTGCTGATGGGCGGTGATTATGTGACGCTGAATCAGCTGGTCACAGCTTTTAATCGCACAGGCTCGTATAGTTACAAAATGATAAGCTGGGTGGAAAACCGTGGGCTGCCGGTTCACAACAAGCGGGTGCAGCAGAACACATTCCGCGTGGTCTATCTCAAAGAGTTTTGGACATGGGCCGAGAAAAACCGTTCATTTCTGGATTTCTCCAAGTTGGAACCGCTGGCGTTCGGTGAAGAACCCGCATGGGTGGCCGAGCAGCGAAAGCGAGATTTCAAAGCCTGCTCCCTCCAGCGGAAAGATCCGTGGACTCCCGCCGAGGATGCCAAGCTGCGGATGCTGCTGGAACAGTACAAATACACCTACGAGCAAATGTCCGATATGCTGCGGCGCTCTCCAGGTGCCATCCAGCGGCGCTGCGCAGACCTTGGGCTGAAAGCCCGCCCGGTGCGCATCAACCCGCATGGCCCGGAGGCGGTCTGGCACCAAGAAGACTACGACAGGCTGGCCGAGGGCATCAAGAGCGGCGAAAGCTATATGTCCATCAGCAAAGCGCTGGGCAAGTCCGAAAAGGCCATTCGCGGAAAAGTCTACTACTGCTACCTCACCGAGAACGCCGACAAGGTTCGCGCCATGATGGCGGGCGGCAACTGGGGCGATGGCGCCCCAGAGCCTACCGTCTGGCAGGCAAGGCTACTTTCCCGCAGCAGGGCCGAAATGCAGACTACCATGACGATGCTGGTAGAGGCTCTGACCTGCCGCATCCGGCAGGTCGGTTACGATCCAGCACTGGAAGACCATTGGAACCAATACTGGCAGCGCACGACATGCCTGCATTGGGATGACCTGAAGCACTGTACGGCTGGCTGCACCGATTGTGACAGCTGCGCCGAGTACAAGAAAATCCCGCCGCAGTATTGCGCCCGATGCGGGGCTACATTCTACGAGCGCAAAGAAAACACATTCTGCCTGCAATGCCGTTTTGACAGGAAAAAGCAGGCACAGCGGCACTGGTGCCGCGTAAATGCAAAGCGAGGAGAAAGACCGTGAAAAGGAAACATGACCTTTTGAAAGAAAAAAGCAAGACCCGCGATGCGGTGGGCCAGATTTCCAGCTGGTGTCTGCTGATTGCCCTGCATCAGCGGTTCGGTGTCGGTGCTGACCGCATGGAGCGTATCGCCGGGGATGCCGAAAAGTTGCAAAAAGAAATTGCCGCCATCATTGACGAACACGGCACGGCTGCCGGTATCGCGGAAATGCAGCGCCGCTTAGATGGCATCTGCCTCACTGAAATGCGGGTGCCGCTGAACCGCAACACAAAAAATCGCCGCGAGGTAGAGCTCCGTATGGCTGCCGACCAGACTGTGACCGCGATGTGGTGCTGCTTCGCCCTTGCGATCCATCAGACGCTTGGCTTTGGCCGTGACCGCCTGAACAGGCTGCACAAGGAAACTGTGGAGAACTACCGCCAGTTCAATGAATGGAATGGCAGCGGTAGCCGTGATGAACAGCAGTACGCTTTTGAAAGGCTGCGCCATTGCGCAGAGCAAGCACTGCGGTCAGAGGTCGTCATCGTACAGGAAAATGACGATTACGACAGCCGCGCCCGCCTGTGGGAACGGCAGCTTGAGGATTCCATCAAGGCCGGTGTCCACAAGGCCAAGGTCGAAACCAAGCGCAAAGCCTGCGTCAACGCACTTGCCACCAATGTCCTCTCCGATGCCGCCCGCCAGCAGGCAGCGCTGAAAGTGCAGCAAGACTTTTTTGGAGGTGGGTATCGGTGATTCTTGAAATTCTGGCCGCCTTCTTGAAGATGGCACTTACCTTTGCAGTTCTCTGCATCGTGGCGGGTACTGCGGCCTTTGCCGGCGGCATTGTGGCGCTGGCCGTGGCCCTGCTGCACCGGCTGGCGGATGAAATTGACAAGCGGCGTGGCCGCAGATAGGAGGTGCTACCATGGAAAATAGGATTTTGAACAAAATCGGCGAACCTGCCGTTTTGGAGCAGCTTGCTGAAGAATGCACCGAGCTGGCCCAGTCCGCGCTGAAGCTGGCCCGCAAAATTCGCGGCGAAAATCCCACTCCCAAAAGCCTTGAGGAATGCAAGGCCAGCTTGCAGGAAGAAACAGCGGATGTGGAATTGTGCATTAGCATTCTCCCGGACGGATACATCGACTGGGTAGAATATGGCAAAACCATGGTGCAAAAACATCAGCGCTGGCTTGAAAGGCTGGAAATCAAGGAGGCAGAAAATGATCCCGAAAATCAATAATCTTGGCTTCGATAACCTCAACAGCTGCTGCAAGCCGCTGGAACGGCCCAGCAAAGAACTGGTTCGGCAGCTGGATATTCTGGCCGTGGAGCGCCGCCCGGAGGCTTGCCTCGGCTGCGGGATGGAGCATGACTGCTCTGTCCACGGATGCGCCGTCATCAACAAGGCGGCTGACCTTTTGCGAGGTGATATGAAATGAGACTGGTAGATGGCGAAAAAATCAACCGTGTAGCTTTTCCGAACCCCTACTCCCAAAACACAAGTGAAAGAGATCAATACTTTGCCTATGAAAGAGCAAAGTTTGATTTTTGGGAGAAAGTAAAAGGACTGCCGACCATTGATCCAGTTAAAGACCTATGGCCAAAGTCGTTTTGGGTTCCCGTGGACGAAAATGAAACAGATGGATGGGATGCTGAATCTGCAAAACATGCTAAGATGCAATGCTTCAGCTGCTTCTGCAAACCGCAGCGCGATAGCAATGGCGAAAACATCCTGTCGAAATTTTGCCCCAACTGCGGGGCGATGATGGAGGAACTGAAATGATGGTTTTTAACTGCAAGGCTTGCGGAAAGCCGATTGTGTTTATTACCACCGTGGCCGGGAAAAAGATGCCCTGTGACGCGATGGTGCGGGCCTACGAGCCAAACGCGGACGGCCCGGACACCATTATCACCAAGGACGGCCAGACGGTGCGTGGGCGCGTCTTAGCGCCTGCTGCAGACGGCGGCAAGTTGGGGCGTATTCCGCACTGGGCAAGTTGCCCCGGCGCCGCAGGGCTGCGCAAAACGCGGAATCCGAAGTGATTTTTGCTGAAACGCTTAATTTACGCTGAAATTTGAGCGGATTGCGCTGAATTTGCGTACAACATGCGTAAAACTTGGTGAAATTTGGAGTTGAACGCAATCACTTTTTGAACGGCTGTTCGATGGCTTTTTTGAAAAACTCGCGTCAAACTTGGAACCAACTTGGAACCAAATTAAAACCAGTTTTAATTATTCGGCTGCAATCCGCGATTATTTCAAAAAACACATGAAATTTTTAATATCTTTCGAGTTTTGCTCGAAAATCAAAAGATAATCGAAAGATGGTGACACGATGAATTTTCAGATTCTTTTGGCGGCATTGATCCAGACGGGCGCATGTGTGCTGTGTCTCAGCATTGGCTACTGGGTAGGATTCAATGACGGCGAACAAATTGAGCGTGAGCGGCACGAGGATGATGGCCCCATTGAGATGGAACACCGCCACGGTGAATAGGAGAAATGACAGATGCTTTGCAATATTCCCGGCATGAGCCAGCCGAAAGATGCCCCGGCGCTGGCTACCGAAATGGACAAACTGGCCGCCAAGCTGACCGAGATGGGCATTGAATTTGAAGACCGCCAGATATGCTTTACCACAGGCCGCCAGATTACCGTCTATGAAAATGGGCGCAAGGCGTGGGATGCTGCTTGCAGCCCATTCCACTACGGTGGAAAGCGCGGTCTGCTGGAGGTCATGGGTGTCATCGTGGACGGCAAACGCGATAACGGCAAGGTAAAAGGCTGGCAGACCGCTGATGATGTCATCCAGATGGTGGAGGCGTACAAATGCAGAAAGTCACGCTGAAAAACACCCGTGTCCTATTTGCTGCCGCTCTCCCGATGAATAACCACATTGTCAATAAGACCCGCATTCTGATTGGTGCGAAAGTTGCCCCACAGTTTGAGAAGATGATTCAGAAAGAGTACGAGCAGATGCAGCGGATGCGGTACTTTGACCCGCACAGGTCGGCGTACATACCCATCCAGACTTTGCCGGACGGCAGAATTCAGCTGGCGATCCGCAGCACTGAGAACAACTGCCGCTATAATCGCCGTCAGGCAGAGCGGATGATGAATAGCCCCTGCGACTTGGTGCTGTATCTGAACGCCTATGCTTCGCCCAGCAACCAAGGTGTGCGGTGTCGGTTGGTGAATTTCACGATACTGGACGGTAAAGAAGAAAAAAATCTGCCGAGAATCGGCAGTTGGAGGAGCGATGATATATGAACGAGGATAAAAGCCCTAAAGTTTGTCCGCTGCTGAAGCAGCATTGCCTTGAATTAAGCTGCGCGTGGTATGTGCAGCATTGCCGCCGCTGCGCCATGCTGGTGATGGGTGAGGCTGGCGAAATCGCCACCACCACGGCCATCATCATCCCAAAATGAATGCGCCCTGCCGTGACTGCCCGGAGCGATGCATCGGCTGCCGGCGCAGCTGCCGCCGCTGGAAAGCCTATCAGCTGACGCTGAAGATTATCAAGGTACGGGCCAAAAAGCACTGTTACCTTGACCCGATGCCCGATTCCCGGACGAACGAAGTCAAAACCGCACGAAAAAATACAAAGGCTTCAGCCAGTGAGGTGAATGTGATGCTGACACTCCCCATCAAAAGAAAGTGGTTCGACATGATCTGCCTGGGAGAAAACGCGAGGAATACCGTGAGCCTACGGACTACTGGAAAGAAAGGCTTTTCCGCGCTCGCGGCAGGGCACCCGAAAATGAAATACCGGACCCGTTTCATCTGAAAATATTCCCTATCCAAATCCGCGCGGGCTATCGGCAGGACAGCCCTACGGCGTGTTTTATGGTGACGATTCAATTCGGAAAATACGGCGTGCCGGAATGGGGTGCTGACCCGGACAAAGAGTATATCATTATCAGAATTCTAAGCGTCGAAGATATTCGTAATTGGAAAGCGAGTGAAACTGATGGAAGATAAACGAATTGCTGCGCAGAAACGCGCGGCAGAGTATAACCGCAAGATGATCGGCCAGCTGTACCGCCATTTTAAGGGCGATTTCTACCGGGTCCTGTTTGTGGCAGTACACAGTGAGACCGCAGAACTGCTGGTCATTTATTGCAAGCCAGAAGACACGACCAAGGTGTGGGCTCGACCTCTGGCGATGTTCCTTTCTCCGGTGGACACCAAAAAATATCCGGACGCAAAGCAGAAAATGCGCTTTGCACTGGTACGGGAGGTGAAATAGATGGTATTCTATAAATGTGATATTTGCGGCTGCGCGGTGCAGCATCCGCAGATCCTGCCGGCCGTCATTATTGACAGGAATAATGCCTTGTACGAGGGCCGCGAAACCGTGGATGTCTGCCCGAAGTGCATGGCCGCTATTTGTCAGGCGGTCAGCGAACTGCAAGAAGTTGCCGAGGGAGCGCAATGCTTGTCGTGACCGTGCTGGTGGACGGCGGAGATCAAGAAGCGCTGGGCGCCAAGGAGGCTATATGCAACCTGTTGGAGCGGTTCGGCAGTGTCCGGGCCTACAAGGTGCGCGAGGTCAAAAAGCCGCCTGCAGAACAGACCGAGCAGCTTAGCTTCACCGCCAAGAAAACATGATTTGGGAGGAAACCATGACTTTGCAGGAATTGAGCGAACACTACCAGCTGCGGGCACAGCTGGAAAAGGACGAGGATATACTGTACAACCTGCGCATGGCTGCTATCCCATCGGCCCACCCGCTGGATGGTATGCCCCGCGCCCCCGGCGTGAGCGATAAGGTCGGCGCACTTGCCATCGCTATTGTGGACATGGAGGAGCGCATTTCCTATCTGAAAGAGCAGATCGCCCAGCAGGAAGGAAAAATCTCGGCGTGGATCTCGACCATCGAAAACGACCAGACGCGGCAGATTTTCCGCATGAGGTTTATCGGCTGCCTGACGTGGGCCGAGGTTGCGCAGGTCATCGGCGGGCGGAATACCGAGAACGGCGTGAAGATGATATGCTATCGGTATCTGGAATCTGCACCGGATTCCCGTGTCGTTACTTAGTGTTCTGTTACTTGCTATGGCGCTTAAATGATGATATTGTTATACTCGTAAAATTCAATCAAGAACCAAGGCGACCACCCGTCAAACGGTGGCCGCCAATTTTTATGCAAGGAGGTCGATGTTTGCAGACCGTCCGGCGTTTCTCCTTTACGCCGGGTGCTGGTTATGTTCCCGACAAGAATAGCGGGAACATCATCCGAGGCAGTTCGCCATGCTTCGGAGATAAGCAAAGGAGAAATACCTCATGTATCAGAAAATCAGAAATAAATTCCGGGAAAGACCGACCCTGTTCTATGCCTGCTCCATCGTGGCATCATGGGCGGGTGTCGGCTCTTTGATGAACTTCCGCACCATTGCGCTGAACTACGGCGCAGTACCGGCCATCATCTGGGCCGTGTTCAACTCGCTGGCCTGTATCCTGTTCGGCCTGTTCGTTGACCGCGTTCCGTCCATCAGACGCATCATGCAGAGCAAGGTCATGTTCTACTTCATCGGTCTGCTGACGCTGTTCCAGACATGGACGCAGATGTCGGGCATCTATGAGATCTTCGGAGACACACCAATAGGCACAAGCGGCGGTATGGTTATCGTGTATATAACCTGCGCCGTTTTTCTTATCATGCTGCTGAAAGACGGCATGATCCGGAATGTGCTGTCCGATGGATTCTCGTGGGTGGTCGTGTATGGGCTGCTGGGCGTTGTGGTCGTTGCCGCATTGATTTACACACGCGGCGCGTTCGCCAGCATTGATATGGGCACAAATGCTGTCGGCATCAAGGCAGGCGTTTACAATGGTCTGCTCCTGCTGCCCGGCCCGTTTGCCTGTCCGTATTACTACTCGCTGTACGAATACAACGACAGCAACGCAGACGGCACACGCCGCAGCAACATCAAAATGTCCTTTGTCTGGGCGGGGCTGATGTTCGGCATCTACATGGTGCTGGCAGCGCTGCTGACATGGGTGCAATTCAGCCCCGTGTTGAATGTGATGAAAGCCATCCTGATCACGGTCATTGCGATTTCCTCTTTGTCCACCTATCTGTATTGTGAATATCTGGTATTTGGTAAAAAAATCGGTTTTGCGCTGGATGTCTTTACGGTTGCATCATGGCAGATTCTTATCCCGCTGGGCGTTATGGGGATCTGGCAGCTCATGAGCACCATCCGTATCTATGTGGTGATGGTCGCTATCGTGATTTCAATCGCGGTGAATCTCACCTCCGACAAAAAGGAGGCTGCGCAATGAAAATCACGGTAAAGAAGCTGGCCGACCTGTGCAAGCCCGCGCACAACATCCGCCGCCACTCCGACAAGCAGATCACCGAGTATATCCGCAGTATTGAAATGTTCGGGCAAATTAAACCGCTGGTCGTGGACGAGCACGGAGAAATCATCGCGGGCAATGGCCTGTTTGAAGCCTTGACCCGCATGGGTCGTGAAACCTGCGACTGCTATGTTGTGACCGGGCTGACCGATGTGCAGAAGAAAAAGCTGATGATGGCCGACAACAAGGTCTATGAACTTGGCTTTACCGACACTGATGCCATCGAGCAGCTGGTGAAAGAACTGGACGGCGACACGGATGTGCCTGGTTGGGATGCAGACCTCTTGAAGATGCTTGATTCCACCATCGAAGAGGCTGACGAAATCGTGAACGATTACGGCTCGTTCCCCGACACCGAAGTGGCGAACATGAATCGCCGCCCGGTGGAGGAACACATTCCGTATGCGGACGCGCCCAGCTATCCCGTGGCACCGCCCGCGGACGAAACGCCGCCTGCACCTGCTCAGCCCGCCGCGCAGCCGCCCGCTGCCGTCTCCGCCGATACAGGGGTATCGACATATACCCCGCATGACAGCCCCGCACAGCCGTCCCAGAGCGGCGATGACGGGCGCAGATATATCATCTGCCCGAAGTGTGGTGAGCGGATATGCCTATAAAAGTGGTTGAGGGCAGCATGAATGTGCTGGACGCGGCCATAACCCGCGTGCGGAATGTGTTCAAGAACGACTGCAAAATCTATCTTAGCTTTTCCTCCGGCAAAGACAGTCTGTGCATGGCAAGCATCGTCTATGACCTGATCCGCGCCGGCGAGATTGACGGTACAAAGCTGACGGTGACCTTTATTGACGAGGAGGGCTTGTACCCCTCCATGGTCGAAGCGGCACACCGCTGGCGGCGCAACTTCCTGTCTGCCGGCGCAAAATTCCTGTGGTTTTGTCTGCCGTTCAAGCAGGTGTCGGTCATCGACCATCTTTCAAGCTCGGAATCATGGATAACATGGGAGCCTGGCAAGGAAGATGTCTGGATGCGCAAGCCGCCAGACTTTGCCATCATGTACAGTCCCTACCTGCACTACCCCGGAGAAATGAACTATCAGACATTCTGCGGAAAAGCGTTTGCTGACGGCATCCAGCTTGTCGGCCTGCGCACAGCAGAAAGCCTGACCCGCCTAAAGTGCATTGCCAATGCCAAAATGGAGCGCATTGTGCGCGGCGGGAAATTTTACCCTATCTACGATTGGCGTGATTCCGATGTTTGGCTTTACATCAAGCAGCGGGATCTTGAATTTCCTGAAATCTATATGCGGCTATACGAGGCCGGCGTCAGAAAGAACGCCCTGCGCCTGTGTGCTTTCTTCGGAGATTGCAGCACACAGGGTTTGCGCTGGGTAGCTGAAACAGATGCCGACCTGTGGGATAGAATCCAGAAACGCGAGCCGAACGCCTACCTTGTACTGCTGTACTGGGATAGCGAAATGTTCCGCCGCTCTACCAAGAAGCGCCGTGACCTTGAAGCCGACACAGAGAAAAAGGACTACAAAGCCCTGTGCAAAGACATCCTGTTCCTGCACCCGGAGAAATACACCATCGCCAAGGACACAAAAGCCCACCTTGATATGTGGCGCGGAATGTTTATCAAAACCTACGGCATCGCCATGGACAAGCACTACAAGACCATGTACGAGGGCCTGCTTTACGGCGACCCTAAAATGCGTGTGCTGCGAATCCTTTGGACGGAAATCTACAACGACCACAATATGATGATCAAGGAGGCCCAACGTGGAAAACAACAGCATTGATTTATTCGCACCGTTGGCATCCCTGCAATGGGTGGACCGCGACAAACTCCATGCCAACGACTACAACCCCAACAAAGTAAGCGAGGAAAACCTCAAACTGCTGGTACAATCCATCCTCACCAACGGCTGGACGCTGCCTATTGTGGTGCGGCCTGACTACACCATTATAGACGGATTCCACCGCTGGACAGTATCGGGCCGCGAACCCCTGCGCACAAAGCTGGGCGGCAAAGTACCCTGCGTTATTGTGGACCATCACGGAGACGAGAGCGCGGATGTGTACGGCACTATCACTCACAACCGTGCGCGTGGTACGCACCTGCTGGAGCCCATGAAAGCCATCGTAAAGAAGCTGATGGACGAGGGTAAGACCGTGGAAGAGATCGGCAAGCAGCTGGGCATGAAGCCCGAAGAGGTGTTCCGCCTGTCTGGCTTTACCCGGGATGAGTTCTTGGAGCTTATGACGAAAGATCACCCAGTTTACTCCAAGGCGCGGGTCATCCGCAGCGTGTGAGTTGCGTGTAAGTTGTTCGCACGAAAATCGCACGGCGTGTGATCTGTGTAAGCGAGCGTGCGTTCTGCCGCGTGTTTTCGTGCGATTCTCGCTCATTTCTGGATGGCTGGACCATCAAGCGGCAGTCTGGCCGGGCAAAAGGTACTGTGAAACCCCGACCCCGACCTGAGCGGGGCCGACGAGCCCAAAAGGCGCTTAGTTAGTGGGGCGATTTTCGGGGATTTCGCTACGGCTTGTAATACGACTTTTACTGATTTTATCCACTTTGTACACGCAGAAAGGAGTTGATTTTGAGATGGCTGCGAGAGAAAAAGTTGCGGACAAAAATGTTGCCACGACTGAGCTTGCCGCTGTGCTTGGAATCAGCGCCAGACGGGTGCAGCAGCTGGCCCAGGACGGCATACTGGACACCGTGGAGCGCGGGAAATTTGAACTCAGCGCGGCGGTGCAGGCGTATATCCGTTTCCTTGGGCGGGATGCCATGACCGAGGAGGATAAAAAACTGGAAAGCGCGAAGCGCAAGGCCGAGGCCACGCTGAAGCTGTCAAAGGCAAAAATCGCCAAGGCACAGGCAGACGAACTGTCCGGCCAGATGCACCGCAGCGAGGATGTGGCCGCCATGACCGCCGACCTTATCTATACGATACGCGGTGCGCTGATGGCTTTCCCGGGCCGCGTGGCGATTGATGCCGCTGCCATAACGGACGCTGCTGAAGAAGCCGAGTACCTGCGCAAAGAGGTCAATATCCTGTGCGCCCAGCTGGCGCAGTACCGCTATGACCCGAAAGCCTATGAGGCACGGGTGCGGGAGCGGATGTCTTGGGGCGAAAAAGACCACGAGGATGACGATGAGTAGCGCCGCCGACATCAAGAGGCTGAACGCCGTACTTGCCAAGGTGCTGGACGGCATGAAGCCCCCGGAGGATGTGACCGTTACCGAGTGGGCCGAAAAGCACCGCAAACTGTCCAGTGAATCCAGCGCCGAGGTTGGCACATGGCGCACGAGCCGCACCCCATACCTGCGAGAACCGATGAACGCCTTTTGCGACCCGAAAATCCACCATCTTGTGATGGTGGCCGCCTCGCAGGTTGGCAAATCCGAGTTGATGAACAACTGCATTGGCTACATCATTGACTGTGACCCCGGCAGCATCCTGTTCATCCAGCCAACGACTGTGGACGCCAAGGAGTACAGCAAGCTGCGCATTGCCCCCATGATACGCGACTGCCCGACCCTGCGGCGGCGAGTGGCTGACCCCAAGAGCCGCGACAGCTCCAACACGATCTTGCAAAAAAGCTACCCCGGCGGCATCCTGACGATGTGCGGGTCTACCGAGGCCCACGCGCTGGCATCGAAGCCTATACGGTATGTGTTCGGTGACGAACGAGACCGCTGGGCGGCCAGCGCAGGCATCGAAGGTGACCCGTGGGGGCTGGCTATGGCCCGACAGACCACATTCTACAATGCCAAGGCGGTGGAGGTTTCGACCCCCACCGTCAAGGGCTCAAGCGTTATCGCAAAAAGCTACGCCAAAGGCACCATGGAACGCTGGATGAGCCTCTGCCCGCATTGCAAGGAGTACCACGAAATCCAGTGGGAAGACATACGCTATGAATCCGAAACCGGTATTGTGAACAATGAGAAAACCTACAAGGTCGGAAATGTCTGGTATGTCTGCCCCGGATGCGGGTGCATCAGTGACGAATACACCATGAAACGCGCTCCGGCCAAGTGGGTGGCGGACAACCCTGCCGCCTACGACAACGGCATCCGCAGCTTTTGGCTGAACGCCTTTGTAAGCCAGTGGGCCACATGGAAGTCTATCGTGCTGAAATTCCTTGAAGCCATCGGCGATACGGCCAAGATGCAGGTCGTGTACAACACCTGTTTTGGTAAGCTGTGGGAGAACCGCGGCGACATACAGGACGAGGACACGCTGCTGGGCCGCCGTGAAGAATACGAAGCCGAGCTGCCCGATGGTGTGCTTGTACTGACTGCCGGCGTTGACACACAGGATGACCGTATGGAGTACGAAATCAAAGGTCACGGCCACTTCAACGAGACATGGGGCATCGAAAAAGGCATTGTGATGGGGCGACCCGATGACGATGCCACATGGAAACAGCTGGATGATCTGGTCTTTAACCGCTATTTTCAGTTCAAAGACGGAATTAAGCTGCGCGTGTCGATGTCCTTTGTGGATGAAGGTGGCCACTTCACCCAAGAGGTGCGCCAGCGCTGCCGGGAACGCATAGGCCGAAAGGTGTTCTGCATCAAAGGCTTTGCGGGTCCGGACAGGCCCTACACCGGGCCGCCCAAGCAGGTGAAAATCGTGGTGAACGGCACCCATGTAGGCACCTGCTGGCAGTACCAGATCGGCGTTGATGCCGGAAAGCAAATCATTATGGATAATCTGCGAGTCGGCACGGTTGGGCCGAAATACTGCCACTTCCCGAAGCGGGATGACTACGGCATCGGCTATTTCAACGGCCTGCTGTCGGAGCATCTTGTGTACAAAAAGGACAAGCGCCAGCCGTGGCAATGGGAAAAAATTCCCGGTCACGAGCGAAACGAGGCGCTGGACTGCTGCAACTATGCAATGGCGGCGTTCAAGGCGCTGCCGTGCGACCTTGACGGCATTGACCGGGCACTGAAACGCGCCCGCGGCGTGGCGGTGGATGCACCTGCCGCGCTGGAAGTACCGCAAACCAAAAGCCCGCAGCCGAAACGGCGCGGGCTTTCCAAATACTATGATGAATGGTGAGGGTCATTATGGACAGAACGATGATTGAAAAGCGGCTGAAATTCCACACCGAAAGGCTGGATAACCTGTATGCCGCCTACAATGCGCTGGTAAACAGCCGTGCAAAAAGCTACCGGCTGGATGACCGCGAACTCACCAGATTCGACCTTGACACGCTCAGCGATGAAATTGAAGACGCCGAGCGGAAGGTCGAGGAGCTGACCGCGCTGCTGAACGGCCAGAGCGCCCGCAAGGCGTTCGGCGTGATCCCGCGCGATTGGTGACACCCTACTTTGGGTACTGGCCGCTCCCCAAGCTATAACGGCGGCCTTTACCGCGGGCAGATGGTTTCTTTCACTACTCCTTTTCTTTTCCATCTGCCCGCTTAGTTTGAAAATTACGGAGGCGATTGTACTTGAGCAACATGAGAAAGCCCAGCGCACCGCAGGCAAGCGGATACAGCAACGCCGGCGGCAGCCTTACACGGCGGGCCACGCGCAGTTTTAGGCCCGACAGCAATTCGCCGAGTCAAGATATAAACCAGAATAACGCCACACTGCGCCAGCGCAGCCGCATGCTGTATATGAGCAGCCCCATTGCGGCAAGCGCCATCAACACGAACCGCACCAAGGTTGTGGGCACCGGCCTGACGCTGAAAACGGCCATTGACCGCGATGTGCTGGGACTGACCCCGGAAACAGCCAAAAAGTGGCAGAGCCAGACGGAGGCCGAGTTCCGATTGTGGGCGGAGAACCGCCGCAACTGTGACGCGCTTGGCATGAACAACTTTTACGGATTGCAGCAGCTGGCCTTGAAAAGCTGGCTGATGAGCGGTGATGTGTTCGCCCTTATCAAGCGGGCGCAGCAGACCACAAAGCTGAACCCCTACACGCTGCGGCTGCATCTGGTGGAGGCTGACCGCGTCAGCACCCCGGACACCTGCGGCGATGTCATGAACCGTTGGGCAAACATCACCGAGGGCAAGAACACCAACAATGGCAACAAAATCTATGACGGCGTGGAGGTAGACGGCAGCGGCCTTGCCGTGGCTTACTGGGTGCGCAACACCTACCCCCGCGAGATTTCGCAGGAGCAGACCAAGTGGCAGCGCATTGAGGCCGTGGGCAGGCAGACTGGCCTGCCGAACATCCTGCACATCATGGACAGCGAACGCCCGGACCAGTACCGCGGCGTGCCGTATCTGGCCCCTGTCATTGAAATGCTGCTCCAGCTGCGGCGCTACACGGAATCCGAATTGATGGCCGCACTGGTGCAGAGCTTCTTTACCGCGTGGATCGTGACCGACACCGACAAGACCGCTATCCCCACCAATGAGGTGGGCGGCGGCGATATTGCCGGTGTGCCTGTTGAGAACCCCGACACCGACAACATCAGCCACAGCGACAATGAGTACGAGATGGGGCCCGGTCAGGTTTATCACCTCGGCCCGGACGAGGATATCAAGTTTGGCAGCCCCAATGTACCGACAGCCGGGTTTGATACATTCGTAAAAACCATGTGCAAGATGGTGGGCAGCGGCCTTGAACAGCCCTACGAGGTGCTGCTGAAAGAGTTCAATAGCAATTATTCCGCCAGCCGCGGCGCCTTGCTGGAAGCATGGGAGGCGTACAAGATGCGCCGGGTCTGGCTGGTGGATGGCTTTTGCCAGCCGGTGTATGAACTCTGGTTGGCCGAGGCCGTAGCCCGTGGGCGTATCAAAGCGCCGGGCTTTTTTGATGATCCGTTGCTCCGCGCTGCATGGTGCGGGGCGCGGTGGATTGGCCCTGTGCAGGGTACGCTTGACCCCGAGAAAGAGGTCGAAGCCGCTATCCTGCAAGTACATCACGGTTTCCGTACCCATGAGCAGGTTGCCCGCGAACTGGGCGGCGGTGACTGGGAGGAAAATGTTGAGCAGTTGAAGCGTGAGAATGAAATGCTGAAAGCTGCCGGCGTAGAAAAAGTGGAAGAAACCACCAAAAGCATGATTGAAGGAGGAGACGAAGATGGCGAAGGCCAGCAAAATCCCGGTGGCGGTGATGAATAACCTGCCCGCCGCCGTGAGCATCCAGCGCCCGTGCTACGCTATGGCAACCACGGACGGCCAGAGCGCCGATATTACCATGTACGGCGAGATTGTCGAGGAACAGCCCGTGGACTGGGAGACGGGTGAACCCATCCCCGGCCAGTACATCATTGAGAGCGAATTTCTGGACGATCTGAACAGAATTTCCGGGTGCGACAATATTATCATCCACATGGACAGCTTGGGCGGCAATGCCGGGGTATCTATCCTGGTCCACAACAAGCTGCGGGATTTGGCTGCCAAAGGTGCAAAGCTGACCTGCATTGTGGATGGTGTTGCCATGAGCGGCGGCAGCCTTATCATGTGCGCCTGCGACACGGTCAAAGTGAATCCCTCAAGCCTTGTGATGATCCACAAGTGTTGGTCGTTCATCTGGGGCGCGTACAATGCCGAGGATCTGCGCAAGGCCGCCGATGTCAACGATGCCTGGGATAAGAGCCAGGTCTCCATCTATAGGCGCAAGACCGGGCTCTCCGAGACAGTGCTGCTGCACATGATGGCAGACACTACCTACATGACCGGCAAAGAGGCCGTGGAGAAAGGCTTTGCCGATGAACTGCTGGACGATGCCGAGCCGCTGGAGATTTCCGCCAGCGCCGACAGCCAGACGATTTCCTGCAAGGGCCACGCGCTGCGGCTGATGCCCGGCGTGAAGCTGCCCGACAATATCCCTTTGGCAAAAGCGCCCGCCCCCGTGGCGCCCGCTGCTGCAAATACAAAAACGGCGGTAGAACCCGCCAACACCAACGAAGGAGGACAAACCCCTATGGCAAAAGAAACCAATGGTGCCCAGACCCCCACGCCCGCCGTGGAGAACCCGCAGGCCGCAGTCGATGCCGCCGTAAGCGCTGAACGCCACCGGCTGGAAGAGATCGACCAGATCGCAGGCCTGTTCAACGCCGAGATGGTCCACGAGGCCAAGTATGGCGCAACCGCCTGTGATGCCCGTGAACTGGCGTTCCGTGCAGCGAAGCAGGCCACCCAGCAGGGCCGCGATTTCCTGACCGCGCTGGGCATTGACAACCAGCAGAGCGGCACCCAGAGCGTGAGCGCTGTACCCGGCGAAAGCGCCGAGGGCAGCCCGGAGGGCACCCCCGCCGAGCTGACCCCTGCCGAGAAGATGGCAGCAGCCCGCCAGAGCGTGAAAGCGCTTCTGCACCCCGAAACCAACAAGGAGGGCAAGAACAATGGCTGAAAAGGAACTGAGCAAGAAGCTGGGCGAGGTCGAGGTTGACGGCCTCGTGACCGCCATCGACCCGCACATCGTCATTGGTGCGGGTGTGATCCGCAAGGCATCCAGCGGCACCCTGAAGCTGACCCGTGGCACGGTGCTGGCAAAGTCTACCGGCACTGCCGGTGACAACAAGCTGGTCGTGCTGGGCACCGCCGCCAGCGGTGATACCGAGACGCTGACCGCCAACTGCATCCTGTGCGATGATGTGGAGGTCGGTACCGCCGCAGATGCCACCGTGGCCGTGTATTTGGCTGGCTGTTTCAATCCCGACAAGCTGACGATGGCCTCCAGCTACACCATGAAAGAGGCCGACAAGGATGCCCTGCGCGATGCGGGCATTGTCTTTAAGGCTGCATCGCCGATGTAAAGGAGGACACAACAATGCCTGCAATTTCTTTGAATATGCTGGAAACCTACACCCTGATGGCTATTGGTGAGGAGATCGTACCCCGCGCCAATTTCTTCCGTGACCGCTATTTCCCGACCGATGCCGGTGACCTGTTTGCCAGCGACAAGGTTCTGACCGAGTACCGCAAGGGCGACCGCAAGATGGCCTCTTTCGTGTCCCCGCGCGTTGGTGATATCCCGATGGACCGCCGCGGCTACGAAATCCACGAGTACCAGCCCGCATTCATCGCGCCCAGCCGCCCGCTGACCGCCGATGAACTGAACAAGCGCGGCTTCGGTGAAGCACTGTACAGCCAGAGTACCCAGGCCCAGCGCGCTGCTCGTCTGTTGCAGGATGACTTGCGCGACATGGATCTGCGCATTGAGCGCCGCGAGGAGTGGATGTGCGCTAAGACCATGATCGACAACGGCTGCACGATGCAGGAGTATCTGGATGACAAAACCAAGGGCGATACCCTGATCGTGAAGTTCTACGATACCGCCACCGAACACAAGTACACACCCGCCAAGAAGTGGAACGCCGCCGGTGCTACCTACGCCGACTTCAAGAATGATGTCATCGCTGCCTGCCGTCTGCTGACCCGCCGCGGTCTGCCCGCTGAGGATATGCTGATTGGTGCTGATGTGAACAGCTGGCTCCAGTCTAATGCCGAGTTCCAGAAGCTGCTGGACCGCAACAGTGGCATCCTCACCGGCACGGTGAACGAGCAGCTGACACGCTATCCCGGCGTGACCTATATCGGGCGCTTCAACTTCGGCGGACACAATCTGGATCTGTTCTGTGTGGACGAGGAGTACGAGGACGAGAACGGCCAGAGTGCCAAGTTCTTCCCTGCAACCAGCGTGGAGATCACCGCCCCCAGCTGCGGCCATCTGATGTACGGCCAGATTACCCAGATGGACTACGGCCAGACCGACTTTACCTCCTATGTGGCAAAGCGCGTTCCCAAGCTGATTGTGGACCAGCCGAACGACCGGCGTAAGCTGCGCTATGCCTGCCGCCCGCTGGCCGCCCCGAAGAACTACACCCCGTGGATTTACATGGAGAGCGTCATCGACTAAGCCGGAAGGAGTACGCCATGAAAGTGAGAATCATCTGCGGCAGCTACGGTTACCGCACCAAGTACGGCGTGAAGCCTGTAATGCTGGGCGAAACCTGCGAGGTTGACGGCATGGAGGCGGGCCGCCTGGTTGGGCTGGGCATTGCCGAAATCGTGGACGCACCCGCCTCGCCGTCTGCCGCCGCCCCTGCACAGGCTGCCGCCGAGCAGGAATATAACGATACCCCCGCCGAGGAGAACGCCACAGAAAAGCCCGCAGCCGCCCATCTGGTGCCCGAAGACCTTGCCGACATGACCGTTGCCAATCTGAAGAAGATGGCCGCCGACATGGGCATTGACACCAAGGCGCTGAAGACCAAGGACGCGCTGATTCAGGCAATCTGCGCCGAGGAGGTTTACCCCGGCGAACCTATGGACGGCCCCGATCTGGGCGCTGAAGCGCCCGTGGTGTGAGCGGGTTCCGTGACGCTGTGCAGGATGACCTGCATGGCGTTTTTTTGAACCTTGACGAGTTTGCCGAGCGCCACACGGTCATTTATGACGGCGAAACCTACGAGGATATCCCGGTAGTTATCACCGGGCTGCACGAGCGTGACCGCCGACAGCTGCAGAGCGACCATGCGCAGGGGCTGTACCTTGTGAGCCGCGTTATGCACTGCGCACTTGATGATCTGGGCGGCAATCAACCCGAAAAAGGCTGCCGTATCCGCATCAACGAGCGCGAGGGCGGCAGCTTTTTCCATGATTACTATGTGGCATCGTCCATCTGCGAGATGGGGATGCTGCGCGTAGAACTGGAGGATGTGGACGAATGAGCGTTTCTACCGCGTCCAACGGCGCTATCAACATCTACCTTACAGGCGGTGCGTTGGACAGGGCCGAGAAGATGCTGGCGGGTATACCCGGCGGCACCGAAAAGGCCGTGAAAAGCGCCATGAGCCGTGCTGTGAGCAATATGCGCAGTGGCTATGTCAAGGAAGTCCAGAAAAAATACGACATCAGCGGTGCCAACCTGCGGACCGACAAGAACATCAAATGCCGCTATTCCTACGCAAGCGGCAGCGTGACCGCTACCGTGACCTTTGCCGGGAAGAAAATTCCCTTGTATCGCTACAACGGAACGACCCCCAAGATTCCGAAATACGATACGAGCCGCCGTGTGCCTGTCGTTATCAAAAACGAGACGAAAATGGCGCACCCCGGCATCACGGCGCGGGCGCACATTTTCAAGGATACATCGCCGTACCTCATTGATGAGAGCTTTGTTGCTACGATGAAAAATACTCACACGGGCATTTTTGAACGGGACGGCACAACAATGGGAAACGGCGGCGATGGCATCACCGAGAAGATGGGCCTTTCCATCCCGCAGATGGTCGGAAACGAGGAAGTCCGCGAGAACATCGCCAATGAAGCGTGGAAGAAGTTCGATGAACGCCTTGACCATGAGATCATGGCGCTGATGAACGGCTGGAGGTGATGTAAATGACTACGCTGATTCTGCTGGACAGGCTGACAGACTTTACCCGCGATGCGGTGAAGGATCTGCTGCTGCCCGTGCGCCAGCAGGAAAACGATGCCGAAGCCCTCGCCATGCGGGCGGCGGAGGTGTACAAAATGCGGCTGCCCGATTCCGGCAGCGCCAAGAAGAAAGCGCCGTACATCATCCACCAAGTCGTGACCACAAACGACTTGCAGCCGCAGGGCGAACGAATCCACGCCACGGCCAAGCTGCGCACGGTGTTCTGTGTGTACAGCCCCAACGAGGAAGAAGGCTCGTTGATGCTTTTGAACCTTATGGAGCGGCTGCGCATTGCGCTGCTGAAGCAGGTCGTCATCGGCCACCAGTTTACGCTGGACACCACGGCGGGGCTGGAACGGCTGATGTATCTGGATGACACAGCGCCCTACTACATCGGAGAGATGGCGACAGAATGGATCCTGCCGCCTGTCCAGAGGGAGGTAAGCCCATGGGAACCAAACCCCAGACCATGACCGCTGACGGTGAGTTTTGCGTCTACCTTGGCCCGACCATCGTGGGGGTCATCCAGTACGGGGCCATCTACATGGGCAGCAAGGAGCAGGCTTTGGAGTCTGTCGCTGCTGCCATTGAGAAGTACCCGTTGATAGCGCGGCTGATCGTGACGAACAAAACGCTCGCCCAAGACCGCATCAAAATCAAAACACCGGGCAATCTGCTGTACGAAACGCGGCGGCAGCTGACCCGGAAATTTTAAGGAGGAAAACCTATGCCTACGAAACATGGCGTGTATACCACGCAGGCCGCTACCGGCGTGAGCACCCCGTCCGTTGCTGACAGCGGCATCCCGTTTGTTGTCGGCGCGGCCCCGGTGCAGTCTGCCGACAACTATTCTGCCGCAGCGCTGGGCCTGCCCGTGCTTTGCACCAGCTTTGCCGAGGCCAAGGCCGCGCTGGGTTACAGTGATGACTTTGAGCATTACGACCTGTGCGAAGTGATGTATACCCACTTCCAGCTGTTCGGCTGCCAGCCCGTCATCCTGTGCAATATGCTGAACCCCGCCACGATGAAAGCAACCGTGGCTGCTACCGACATCAGCCTGACCGACCACAAAGCGCTGCTGCCCATTGATGCCATCAATGATGCCTCGTTGGTCGTAAAGCCCAGCACCAGCGGCAGCGCACTGACCAAGGGTACCGACTACGAGGCCTATTACAGCGGTGAGAACCTTGTCGTTGAGGCCATCGAGGGCGGCGGCGCCTATTCCGCCGCCAAGCTGAACATCGCCTACAACAAAGTGGATACCAGCAATGTCACCAAGACCGTAGTTGCCGGCGGCTTTGCTGCGGTTGACAGCTGCATGAGCACCGTGGGCACCGTGCCCGACCTGCTGCTTGCCCCGAAGTACAGCAGCGATAGCGAGGTTGCCGCCGTGATGGCGACCAAGGCAGGCGGCATCAACGGTATGTTCGGCGCTAAGGCGCTGGTTGATCTGGATACCGCCACCGCGAACAGCTACACCGCCGCTGTGTCCACCAAGGCCAACAAGGGCATGACCGATGCCAACGAAATCGTGTGCTGGCCCATGGCTACGCTGGGTGACCGCAAGCTGCACATGAGCTGCATTGTGGCTGGCCGCATGGCTGCCACCGACACTGACAACGCCGGTGTGCCCTATGAGAGCCCGTCCAACAAGGACGCGAAAATCGACGGTCTGTGCCTTGCCGATGGCACCGCCGTGGTGCTGACCTTTGAGCAGGCCAACGCACTGAACGGCGGCGGCATCGTGACTGCGCTTAACTTCATGGGCGCGTGGAAGGTCTGGGGCAACTACACCGGCTGCTACCCGTCCAGCACCGACCCCAAGGATATGTTCATTCCGTGCGGGCGTATGTTCGCCTATGTGCAGAACACCATCATCCGTACCTGCTGGCAGTTCCTTGACAAGCCCATGAACCGCCGCCTGCTGGACACCATCACCGACACGGTGAATATCTGGCTGAACGGCCTTGTGGGCAGCGGCTACCTGCTGGGTGCCCGTGTGGAGATCAGCGAGGACGAGAACCCCGTGACCCAGCTGATGGCGGGCATCATCAAGATTCATGTCTACATGACCCCGGCCAGCCCGGCGCAGGAGATCGACTTTGTGCTGGAGTATGATTCCAGCTATGTGACCAGCGCTCTGACCGCGTAAAGGAGGAATAAACAATGCCGAGAGTAGATCAGTCTACCATCAACTGGGCCGTCTATGAGGACAACACCGAGTACGCCGGCATGGCACAGGCCACGCTGCCGAACCTTACCGCGCTGACCCAGAGCATCAGCGGCGCGGGCATCGCGGGCAATGTCGATGCAGTCATTCTGGGCCACTTTGATGCCATGAGCATGACGCTGAACTATCGCACCATGACCGAGCAGGCTGTACGCCTGAGCGAGCCTCGCCGCCACAACATCGACCTGCGCTATGCTGTGCAGGATGAAGACCCTGTTGCGGCTGCTGTGCAGATTCGCGCCATCAAGCATATTCTGGTGGTTATCCCCAAGACGCACACCCCCGGTACTGTTGCCCCGGCTACCCCGGAGAACGGTACCGGCGAGTTCGCCGTGCGTTACTGGGCCACCTATATCGACGGCAAGAAAGTCCGCGAGATCGACCCGCTGAACTTTATCTGCCTGATCGATGGCACCGACTACCTGGCCGATGTCCGCAAGGCCCTGGGCAAGTAATTTGCCCGGCAAAATCCGCTGACCCTGCCTGTAGTTGCGTGACAGATGGCTCACACATTTATGACAACACCCCATGCTGGTCAGCAAATTACAGGCAAGTTAGATATGCCCGGAGAGAAGCCCTCTCCGGGCGTTTTTTTGAAGAATGAAAGGAGTTTGACAAATGAGCGCCATTGACAACAAGCAGCTGAAAGCTGCACAGGCCGAGGCGGCAACCGCCACCGATACTTATACCCATGTGTTCAAGAAACCGTTCACCTATGAGGACAAGACCTACGAACAGCTGACGCTTGATTTCGGCAGCTTGACGGGGCGCGACTTCATGGCGATTGACCGTGAGGTGCGCGAGCGCGAAGGGCGTGTGCCCATTGTGCCGGTGTACGACACCAGTTTCCTGATGCGCATGGTCTGCCGCGCCAGCAAGGAGAAAATCGACTATGACACGATTGTTGCTGCGCCGTTTGCAGAGTTCAACGCGATCCGCGATAAGGCGCGCAGTTTTTTGCTGCGCACGGAGATGTAATAGACCGGGACTGCCTGTGGCTGCGTAAGCAGTGCATGATGCTGGCCCGGAACTGTTGCACCCCCGTGGATTACTGGCTGTCAATGACACTGGCCGAGTTGCAGGTCTGGATTGATGCCAACAACGGCCTGTTTGACAAGGACAATGCCAAACAATAACCCATAAAGGAGGCTGCCGTGGCAAGCCGTAAAGAATACGAAATGCTATTCCAGTTGGATGCAAAGCTCGGCAGCAGCTATACATCCACATTTTCCAAAGCAAAGAGCGGCCCAAGCGAACTGCAAAAGGAAATCCGCAGTTTGCAGAGTGTGCAGGCTGACATATCGGCCTACACCAAGCAGCAGGCCGCCGTTGAAAAGACCCAAGCCAAGCTGGACAATCTGAACAAGCAGTATCAGTTGCTACAGCAGGAAATCAAGGAGACCAACGGCCCGACCACTTTCCTTGAACGCGAGAGCGCCAAGTTGGAGCAGCGCATTGGTGACACCAGCAATGCGCTGGCTACTCAAAAAGAGCGCCTGTCTCAAACTGCTGCATCGCTTTCTGCAGCTGGAATTAGCACAGAGCGTCTTGGAGAGGCCAACGCAAATCTATCCGACAGACTTAGCTATTTACGAACCAAGCAAATAGCTGCCACCAAAAGCGCAGAAGAATTCGGAAGTGTTGGGGTTTCTTCGATTGAATCCGTTGCACAGGCATACGCCTCCACAAAAATTTATGATGCCCTTGGCAAAATCAAGGATGCATACATAGCTGCCGGAGAAGCCTCTATTGAGTACGAGAGCGATGTTGCCGGTGTGTATAAGACTGTAGATGGAACGGATGCGCAGCTTGCCGCTATAGACGATGCCATAAAAGATATGGCTACAGACATACCTGCTACTACAAAGGAGATTGCCGGGGTCGCTGAGTCCGCTGGGCAGCTCGGCATAGCCACGCAGGATGTTATGGATTTTAGTCGGGTGATGATCGACCTAGGCGAATCTACAAACCTTTCTGCAGAGCAGGCGGCGACGTCACTGGCAAAATTTTCGAATATAACCGGTACCCTTCCCGAAAACTATTCCAGACTTGGATCGGTAATTGTAGATTTAGGCAATAACTTTGCTACCACCGAGGCCGATATCACAGAAATGGGCACAAGGCTGGCATCCGGCGGGAAACTTGCCGGCCTGACAGAGCCTCAAATCCTAGCATTGTCAGCAGCGATGTCCAGCGTAGGAATAGAGGCCGAAGCCGGAGGCACTGCGATGACGCAAACGCTTTCCGCCATCGAAAAAGCCGTCGCGAATGCAGATGAATCTCTTTCTGAATATGCCCGAATTGCAGGCATGAGCGCTGAAGAATTCTCTAATGCCTGGAAAAACGATGCCCTTACGGCACTGACTTCGTTTATTTCTGGACTGGGAGAGCTTGATAGTCAGGGAGAAAGTGCAACACTAGTTCTTGATGATCTTGGGCTGTCTGGAATACGGCAAGGCAATATGCTGAAATCCCTTGCCTTGGCTACCAATACATTAACAAGCGCTGTAAATGTGGCAAATACAGCATGGGATGAGAATGTTGCGCTGACAAATGAAGCAAACAAGAGATATGCCACAACTAAATCCAGGCTGGGAGCTGCAAAGAATTCTTTCAATAACTTAAAAATCGCCGTTGGAGATGTATATACGCCTGTTGTCCGTGAAGCTGCAGATGCTGAAAATGAGATGTTCCAAGGCATGACTGAGTTCGTGGAAGAAAATCCTGCCGTGGTAAAAGGGGTAAGCGTCACGGTGGGTGTGCTTGGTGCGGCAGCCACAGGACTTACAGCCTATACTGCGGTGGCTGGAATTGCAAAAGCCGCTACGGCTGCTCTAGGGGCAACATTTACTGCATCACTAGGTCCGGTAGCACTTGCTGTGGCAGGGGTATCGTTGGCCGCTGGCGCAATCGTGACTCTTGTTAGCGCCTCTGATGATGCAAGCAATTCCCTAGGCGAAGTGCCGCCAAAGCTAAGCGACATTACGGCTGAAGCACGAGGCGTAACCGATTCTCTTGAAGAGGCACAATCGGTCATGCAGGCCAGCGCCGAAACTACAATGGCGACTGCCGGCACGGCGGATCTGTACATCACCAAGCTGGAAGAAATGGGCGACTATGCCAAGCTGAGCGCCGATGACCAACAGGAATACCGAAATGTGCTGACGCTGCTGTGTGACCTGATTCCCGATCTGGCCGGGTATATTGATACCACCACCGGCAAGATACAGGGCGGCACCACAGCGCTGCGCGGATATGCCAAGGCATGGCAGGACAGCGCCAAGGCGCAGGCCTACCAAGAGTTCATGTCCGATGTGTCGCAGCAGTACAACGATGTAACCAAGGAGCTGTACCAGAACCAGCTGAAGCTGACCGAGGCACAGACCAAGGGCGAAGCCGCCAGCAAGGGCATGGACGAGACCTATCAAAAGCTGCTGTCCACCCTGGGCATGACGGATGACGAATTCCAGAAAACCTACGGCAGCGTGAGTGCCATTGCGGGTGTTCACCTTGACCCAGAGATCGCTGACGAGGTTATGGACCTGCGCGACAGCTACGAGGAATATTCCAACCAGCAGCTGGAGGCCGCCGAGAACGAAAAGGTCTACCAGCAGGCCGTTGACGATGGCATCACCAAACAGGGCGAGGCCCAGCAGGCCATTGAAGACGCGCAGACCGCCTACGAGAATCTGGAGGCCGCCCAGTCCGGGGCCACAAGCTCTGCATCCGAGGGCGCGGCTGAGCTCGGACAGGCCATCAGCGATGTGACAGTCGAAGCCCAAAAGCTGGTTGAAGCCTACAACACCGCCTATGATGCTGCCGAGAAATCCATCGGCGGCCAGTACGAGATTTGGGATAAGGCATCCAGCGTGAGCGCCACCAGCGTGGAAACGCTGAACAAAAACCTTGAAAGCCAGACCACCTACTGGCAGGACTATAACACCAACCTTGATACCCTGCGCGAAAAAGCCGGGAGCATAGAGGGCTTGAGTGATATGGTAGCCGGCTTCGCCGATGGCAGTAAGGAATCTGTGGACGCTATCGCCGGTATGGCCCAGGCGGCCCAGGATGGCGGCGGCAAGCTGGAAGCGATGGTGAAGAACTGGCAGGATCTGCAGCAGGCACAGAAGGATGCCAGCGGAGCGCTTGCCGACCTGACCACCGACTTCAGCAGCAAAATGGATGAACTGGCCCAAAAGGCCGGTGACACTGTAGATGAACTGGATATGAGTGCCGAGGCTGCAAAAAACGGCAAGGCCACGGTGCAGGCATTCATCGACAGTGCATCCAATATGCTGCCCGATGTGCAGACCGCCTATGCGAAAATCGGCACGACTGCGGCCAATGCCCTGCAGAGAAAGCTGGACAAAGCCAACACCAGCGGACGCGCCCAGAAAACCGGCGCACAGGCCACAGGCACGCGCAATGCCGAACCCGGCTGGACGCTGGTTGGCGAGTACGGGCCGGAAATCGTCTACATGCAGGGCGGCGAGGGCGTTCTGAATGCCGCCCAGACCAAGGATGTGCTGCCCGCACTGGATGACCGCTACACCGATACCCGCGCTGAGAATGCCGAAGCGCCTGCCCCGAAAGAAACGGCGCAGGCTGCCGAGAGCGCTGCCGTCAACCCCCACGAGGGCATACGGAACGACACCAGAGCAGTCCAGACCCCTGCCACAACCGCGCGAGTGATGCCACAGACGGCTGATGGGCCCGCAGAGGCGGTCTCCGCGCCAGCTGTGAACCAACCCAAGGTAGACATACCCCAAGAGGTCGAAGCGGCGCAGGAACCTGTCTCCGCCGCCGTGGCAGCCGATGTACCTGACACTGTGAGCGCGGCTGAACCATTTTCGGGAATTCCCGAAAATGGTATGCAGTACGCCGAGACTGTGCAGGCAGAGGACGCCTACCCGGCAAGTGCTGCCCAGCCCGCCGCTGAGGCGGCTGCTTTTGCCCCTGCCGAGGCTGATAAGGTAGACATACCCCTTGATGGGCAAACGCCCGAAAACGGCCTGTCCGCCGCCGAGATGAACCATGCCGCTGAAGCTGACGCAATGCTGGCCGACTATACCGCTGTTATCAGCCCGCGGGCCGTGGATGCGATGGGCAGCTTTGCCGCCCAGAACGCCAAGCCAGCCGCCGAGGCGGTACAGGCTGAGAGCGCCAAAAGCAGCACCACAACCCAGTTGCAGCCCATGAGCCTTTCGCCGGTATTCCAGATCAGCGGCATGCAGGACAGCCAGCAGCTGCGCAGCGCACTGAACCAGAGCGTTGAGGATATGCGCCAGATGATACTGGATGTTGTGCAGAGCGCCAGAGATGACGAGGAAAGGATGAATTTCAGCTAATGACCTATACGACTGTACAGGGCGATATGTGGGATTCCATCGCCTATAAAATCTTTGGCAATGTTGCTGCCACCGACCAGCTGATGGCGCTGAACCAGCAGTATCTGCACACCTACATTTTCTCGGCAGGGATCGTACTGACCCTGCCCGAAGCCAAAACGGAAAGCGAGCAACCGACCGGGATGGTACCGTGGAAGAAGGTGGACGCATGAGCGTTTTAGCCCGCCGCAGCAAGCTGCTGATGTGGTTTGACGGCGTGAATATCAGCGATGACATAGCGCCGTACTTTCTCACCGCGACCTATACCGACAACGATGACGGCGTTTCCGATGATTTGCAGGTCACTTTGCAGGACCGCGACAAAATCTGGATGAAAAGCTGGCTGAACGAGATGGTGAACGCCGCTGCCGGGGATGCCTTGAAAATCCGCGCCAAGATCTGGATAAACTACTGGAACGGCTACGATGTGGAGGAGTTCCTCGACTGCGGCGAATTTGAGCTTGATTCCGTCTCACTGTCCGGGCCGCCGAACACGGTGACGATCAAGGCTTGCAGCCTGCCGTTTACGAGCCAGATACGTCAGACCAAAAAATCCAAGGCGTGGGAGAATTATAACCTGTCCGCAATCCTTGCAGAAATTGCAGGGGCGAACGGCATGGGATATTTCTTCGATACGCCGAACGACCCCTTTTATGACCGCGTGGAGCAAAGCAAGACCAGCGACATCACCTTTTTGCAGCGGCTCTGCACCAATGCAGGGCTGAACATCAAGGCCACCAAGGGCAAACTGGTCATCTACGACCAGAGCGACTACGAGCAGCGGCCTGTTGTGATTGAGGCGGATTACCGCGATACCAGCTTTACCAAGTGGAAGCTGGACACCAAGACTGCCGACACCAAGTACGCCAGCTGCCGCGTGAGCTATGTTGAGCCCGCCACAGGCGCCTGCATTGAGTATACGGCCTACACCGAAGACTATGACGAGGACGCCAAGACTAACCAGCAGTTGGAACTCTACGCCAAGGTTGGCAGCGTGGCCGAAGCCAAAACGATGGCTGAAAAGCACCTTCGGCTGCACAACAAATTTTCTAAGACGGTGCAGTTTACCCACACCGGCCATGTTTGGTATGTGGCCGGTGTGGGTATCCGTGTCAAAGGCTACGGCTTTTGGGATGGACGCTATATCTGCACACAGGCAAAGCACACAATCAACGAAAACGGCTTTACAACAACCGTTACAGGCCGCAGGATACTGGAGGGATATTGATGGCTGATGAAGTAACCAGACTGCGTATCGGCACCGTGTCGGCTGTCGATAAGGCTAATCTGGCCGCCCGCGTCATTTTCAAGGACGAGAACATCGTATCCGGCTGGCTGCCTGTTTTGCAGCGAACCGGGGAAATTGTTACAGTTGCCACTGCCGGCAAGCACGACCACGATGTTGACGGTGACTGCACAGTGAAAAATACCACCAAAACGCCGACCACATGGACAGACAGTGAGGGCAAGGTGCATACCAGCTATGAAACCGCCCACAGTCATGGGGCCAAGGTGAACTACTGGCTGCCAAAGGTCAATGAGACCGTGGCGTGCCTGTATCTGCCGACCTTTAACGGCGATGGTGTGATACTGGGGGCGATTAAAACATGATTGTCGGCTGCCTTGGAGACCTTATCTTTCAGGTCAGCTCTGATACGGTGCTGACCGTAAGCAACTTTGTGGAGAGCGCATCCACCCGGTACGCCATCCACCAGCGCCACAACAACAGTGCCTGCCTCGAGTACACCGGCATGGACCCCGACCAGCTCACCTTTGATATTGAGTTGTCCGAGTATCTGGGCGTGTATCCGCAGAGTGCCATCAACATACTGTGGGGCTACATCCGCAGCGGACAGCCGGTATCCATGGTGCTGGGCCGGACCGTGTACGGGAAATGGCGCTGGGTAATCAAGAGTATGGCCATCAAGATGAAGCACACCGACAAGGACGGAACATGGACGCACTGCACCGTCAGTGTGACCTTGATGGAATATCTGGCGCAGTAAGGAGGGCTGAAAATGAGTTACCTTGTGAGCGCTCTGCCGGACGATGAACTGCTTTTGAACTGCACCGACACCGTAACAAGCGTGCTGCAGAACATCAAGTGCATCATCCAGACCCGCAAGGGCGACATACCCCTGCACCGGGGCATCGGCCTGACGGGGAGCTGGATCGACAAGCCGATTACGGTTGCCCCTACACTGATGGTGGCAGACCTCAAAGAAGCCATAGAGGAGGGCGAGCCCCGCGCCGAGTTTGTGCAGGCGACCTTTGAGATTGACCCGAACGACCCGGCGCATCTAATCCCAACCGTGGAGGTGAATATCCGAGATGAGTAGAAACCCCTTGTATCAGTTCGTGGACACCGACACGACCAAGCTGGAGGCCGCGCTCGTGGATGCCTATGAGGCTATTGTCGGCCACAGCGCCCAGCCAAGCAGCCCGGAGCGCATTTTTATTGCGTGGGTCGCAAGCATCATTTTGCAGGAAAGGGTGTATCTGAACCATGCGGGAAACCAGAACATACCGAGCCGCGCCGAGGGCGCAAACCTTGATGCCCTGGGCGAGTTGTTCTACCAGCATACGCGCCCGGCCGCGACCTCCTCCACCGTGACGATGCGGTTCAATATCAGCGAGGCGCAAACCAGCGCCGTGCTGATCCCGAAAGGTACGCGCGTGAGCAATGGACAGAATATGTTCTGGGCTACCGTGGAGGACCGCTACATTGCAGCCGGGCAGACCCACGGCGATGTGACAGCCGAGTGCATGACTGCCGGCACAGCGGGAAACGGCTACCTTGCAGGCCAGATCGCCACCATTGTGGATGTGTTCGACTATTACACCAGCTGCACAAATCTGACCGAGAGCGGCGGCGGCAGCGATGCCCCCACCGATGACGAGTTCTACGAGCAGCTGCGCCAGAGTGAGGACAACTATTCCACTGCCGGGCCGAAAGGCGGCTACATTGCCAAGGCTAAAGCCGTGAGCAATGACATTGCCGATGTTCTGCCCAACAGCCCAACCCCCGGCGAGGTGCGCATCTATGTTCTGATGGAAGACGGCACGATTGCCGGGCAGGAAGTAAAGAATGCCGTGCTGGCTGCCTGCAACGCCGATGAAACCCGCCCGCTGACCGACCATGTACTGGTGGAAGACCCCGAAACGGTGGAGTACGATATTGACACGACCTACTATCTGAACCGCGGCGGCCCGTCTGCCGCTGATGTGCAGAGCGAGGTCAACGCCGCCGTGGATGCCTATGTGAAATGGCAGGCCGGCAAGCTGGGCCGGGACATCAACCCCAGCGAACTGACCCGCCGTATGATGGTGAACGGTGTAAAGCGCGTTGTTATCCGCAGCCCTGTCTACACAGAGCTGCGCAGCGGCAATGTGGCTACCGATGCCAGCGGGCGTGTGGCGCTGGCCGACCTGACGGATACCGTGCCGCAGGTTGGTAAGCTGCGTGGCCGCACCGTGACGAGCGGAGGGTATGAAGATGAGTAATACCCCCACCGCCGAGGAGTTCCTGCGGGCGCTGCCGCCCGTACTGCGCAATGACAGTCGCATGATAGCGCTGGGACAGGTTGTAGCCGAAGAACTTTCGGACCGCATGAGCGAGATTGAGAAAGCAGCCATCTATCCCCGCATTGACGAACTGGATGAAGCACTGCTGGACATTCTGGCCTACGATTTCAAGGTGGACTGGTACGGCTATGACTACCCGCTGGAAACGAAGCGGGCACTGCTGAAATCCAGCTTCTATATCCACCGTCATCTTGGCACCAAGGGCGCTGTTGAGGCGGCCATTCAATCGGTGTACCCCAAGAGCATCGTGGAAGAATGGTTCGACTATGTGGAGGGCGGCAACCCCTACACATTCCGCATTGTACTGGACGCATCGACCCCCGCCGTGCCGGTGAACAACACAGACCTTTTGAGGGCGGTAAACCTGTACAAAAGTCTGCGCAGCCATCTGGACGGCATCATGTTCCGCAGCACACACTGTTTTGAAATCCGCACGGGCTGCGGATGGTGCGTGTACACGGCCCGCCTGTGCGGCACCTATCCGGTGCAGGCCAGGGAGGGAGCAATCTACAATTTCCCTGTGGTGGTGGAGACCGAGCACGGCGGCGAGGCGTACACCATGCCGCTGACAGGCCAGCCGACTGCCGGCACATTCCCGGCTCCTGCCGTGCAGGGCGTTATCGCCGGGGAAAATGTTTCCGTTGCCACAGCCGAAGATGGACAGACCTATACAAGCCCCATGACGGGCTATGCCACGGTGGGTACGCACCCCGCTGCGGCAGTGCAGGGGTCTATCCTTGACGGCGTACTTATGACAGACACAGCCAGCGGGAGCGCGGGCTTCGAGGCTACCCCCTGCGGGCTGGAGCCGGGATCACTTTTTTAGGAGGTATGACCCATGATTGACAGTGCAGGGTTTACCGACCTGCGGAACTACATCAAGCGGCGTGTCGCTTATGCCAAGTACCGTGTCGGCAATACCTACATCAAAACGGACCTGTCCGATGTGGCGGTGCTGCCCAACGGCACGGTGCGGGCGCAGCTGACCATCAGCGCCGAGAGCACCCCGCTGACCGTGACCCGCGTGGAGCTGTACAACTCTGACAACGCCCTGTGGGCGCATCAGGATTGCAGCATCACGGTCAACACCGGGCAGACGGGCATCTTGTACTGGTTCGATTTTACCGTGACCGAGCAGGAGGTGAAATGAAATGTATAATCCTACCCCGTGGAAAGACCATGTGACGAATCCGAGCAACTGCTTCAACATCACGAAGAACGATGACGGCACCTACCAGATCACCCGCGCCGGCACTGTGATGCAGCAGGGTACGCCGCAGGATGCGGCACATTTTACCAACCAAGAGGACGGCATCTGGGAACTGTTTGCCTGCTATGGGTTGCTGCTGAACTACGCCCGCCAGATGGGCTGGGATGTGGAGCGCGGCAGCATCAACCTGACGAACACCGCCAAGCCGTACCCGTTCAACAACAGCCAGAAGACCGTGGCCCTGCAGATGCAGCGCCCCAGCCGTGACTATATCGTCATCACCGAGGCAAGCAACGTGAAAGGCAACCTCGGTCAGATCGAGGTGAGCGACCAGCTGTCCAACGGCTTTAAGGTCGCCTACACCGGCAGCGCCACTGCTGCCACCATCAACTACATTGTGATCGGAGGGTACATGAAATGATTATCGTTGAGAAGAACCCCGGCCAGAAAATCGACTACGAGGTGAACAAGACCAAGATCACCTTTGACGATGACCTGACCCTGAACCTTGCCAAACGCGAGGAAGACTACGCCGTACACATTGATGTGTGCTTTGACGAGGACGGGGCGCTGTGCATCGGCGCTGCTGCCGGGCGCAGCTATGTAGCCCAGATCGACATCCCGCCCCGCCAGTACAAGGAAGTGCCTGCCACGGCGGCGGAGACGACCACCGGCGAGGCGGCAGACGATGCAGACGGTAGCCATACCCCGCAGCAGACAACCGCAAGGGAGCCGCTGCCGTTGGACATGAACACCGTGACGCTCACGCTGTGGAGCATCGAGTAAGGAGGTAAACCCCTATGGCTGATAATTTTGACCTGATGGCAACCGCACTGAAAGCGGTCTGCCCGAACAATGAGATCCTTCTGGACAACGCCGGTAAGCCCAGCGTTATGGTCCGCATCCCGAAGATGACCTATGCTCAGCTGGGTATGGGCGAATCCACCGCACTGTTCCCGGCGTTTATCATCAACGGGCAGGAAGTGGACGAGATCTACATCTCCAAGTATCTGAATATCGTGCAGAATGGCCGTGCGTACAGCCTGCCCGGCGTTGACCCTGCCGCAAGTATGAACTTCGACCAGGCCCGCAGCTACTGCGAGGCCAAGGGTGACGGCTGGCACTGCATGACCCGCATGGAGTGGGGTCTGCTGATGCGCATCTGCGAGATGCAGGGCTTTATCCCGCTGGGCAACAACAACTACGGCAAGCACAGTTCGGAGCAGTTCTATAAGGCAATCCCGACTTTCATCGACACGGGCGCTGGCGGCAAGACCGGACGCACCGCTACCGGCACCGGACCGCTGACTTGGTACCACGACAACAGCCCCAGCGGTATTGCTGACCCTGTCGGTGATGTGTGGGAGTGGGCCGGTGGCGTCCGCACTGTGTACGGCGAGCTGCAGGTCATGGCCAACAACAATGGCGCGGACGCTGCCAACTCGCAAGGTACCAGCAGCACCAAGTGGATGGCTATCAGCGCTGATGACGGCAGCTACATCACCCCGGACGGCAGCGGCACTACAGCCAACTCCGTCAAGCTGGACATCGTCAGCGGGCACATCCAGTGGTCCAAGACCATTACCACCCGCAACAAAGATTCCGACTGGCCGAACTGCAGCTTTGCTGCTATCACCTGCGACAGCACGATCAGTGATGCCGCCAAGCTGGTATTGCAGTGCCTCGGTATGCTGCCGTACAAGTCCACCGACCTGTGTGCTAAAGCAGGCCACCTGTGCTATTTCCGCAACCTCGATGCCGAGCGCGCTTTCTTTTCGGGCGGCTCCTGGTTCAACTCTTCCTTTGGCTTGGCTTCGTTCTACGGCAACCGCCCGCGGTCGAATTCGGGGGCGAGCCTTGGCTTCCGCGCCGCTTTTGCAAAACTGCCCACTGCGTAACTGCGCACTGGAGACCGCGCGATAGCGCGGTCTTGGGCAGAAGAGCGATTGCGGGATAGCC